TGCGCCTCCAGGGTCCGCTACGGGTTTCCAAGCCGATCACCAGGGAGCCGGCGCTCTAGGACCTACCGTACTGGCCCTGAGAGCCTCAGAGAGCGATTTTCGCAGCTAGGGTGGTATGACGGTACCCCCGATTTACCACAGAGCCTCTCAGAAGTCTATGTGAAGTGCCTCACAGATATAGGCCTTCGGGGGCCTTTCAGGCGAAAGTCTCATGTACTACAGGGTGAGAGGGTAAAACTCCTAGACCCTCCCCTGAGAGAGGGGGATAACAGGGGGTGAGAGCCTCGCTTTTGGGCTCGGCTCCTAGAGAGCCGCTTCAGGGCGGCTCGATCTAGAGCGGCTTTAGGCCGCGATAAGGTCTCGGTCTTTTGTGACCGAGCCCTGGAGGCCCAAGACGGAAGGGCTCGTATCGACAGCTGAAGCTGTCTCTGAATCGCCCGCTGACAATGCGGGCTCTGATCGGCCCGCTGGCAATGCGGGCCTCTTTTATTTAGGAGGGGTCTTGACATCCGGATGGCTGTCATCGACCCGCCGCAAGGAGCTCCCTCCCCATTGGGAGGAGATCCGACAAGAGGTTCTCGACAACGCTGAAGGCGTCTGCGAAATCCGAATGCCAGGTTGCCTTGGATGGGCAACCGATGTTGATCACATCAACCGTGGAAATGATCATTCCCGCCGCAATTTGCGTGCGGCGTGCTCGAAATGCCACGGGAAAAAGTCATCCGCTGAGGGGAACGCCCGAAAGCGGGAATTGCGAGCCAGGAGGAAGCGCCCACAGGACAGACATCCCGGCTCTTTGTAGCGGCCAGGTGCCGCTAGATACCCAGGAGGTAACCACAGTGGGAGCTGCAACACGCGGCCCGGTCCCTGAGAGGACAGACCAGACCGTTCGCCACAGCGAGCCGGTCGACAAGATCGAGGTCTTCGGCGAAGTGAGAGTGCCTGACCTCGGAGACGTGAGTTTCCGTGGTGAGACACACCCGATCATCAAGGACCTGTACCAGGCGATGCAGGAATCCGGCCAGAGCCGGTTCTACGAGCCGTCTGACTGGCAGGTCGCACGCCTCACACTCCTCGCGCTGAACGAGGAGCTCGTCGCAGCCAGGCACGGAGACAAGCCGATTGGCGCGATGAAGCTCACGGCGCTGAACCAGATGCTCACGACGCTCATGCTGACCGAAGGCGACCGCCGCCGCGTCCGCATCGAGCTCGAACGGAAGCCCAGCCAGCCTGAAGGCGTCGTCATCGACGCTCGCGAGTCCTTCAAGAAGTGGCTGGAAGAACCGTGATCCCCCGGTCCCCCGAGGCGGGTTAGGCGTTTCCCTCCTCCTTTCCCGCCGAGAGCCCCGCTACCGGCTCCCCGTCTCGGGGTTGACCGATCTGAAAGGAACCACATGGCAGTAATCGGCATCGAGCTCGAACCGGATCAGCTCGTCCTCACCCGTCGTCGCGACTTCAAGTGGACGTTCGAGAATCTGGATGACGACGGCAACCCCACCAACTTCCCCGCTGGTGAGCTCTTCTTCGAGCTAGACACCGGAGGCCAGCACAACGCGCTCCAGCAGGTCCAGTTGTTCGGAGCCACAGGCGGTACGTACACCCTGAACGTCAACGGGGTCGACACCCCGCCCATCGACTACAGCGACGTGTCCCAGAACCCGCAGGGTCTCGCTGGAGACCTCACCGACGCCCTGGAGGCGGCGGTCGGAGTGGGCAACGTCAAGGTCCACCCGGTGCTGCTGATCCCGGCCTGGACGCTCCACTTCAACCTGAACAGCGGCAAGCCGCTCACCGAGCAGCTCGTCAACACGATCAACAAGACCACGAACGACTTCTTCAACACGTTCGAGCAGCTCTTCGGTGTCGACGTGCAGATGACCGTCACCGACGTGCTCAACTTCAAGCTGAAGGTGACCTCCCTCAAGTCGTTCGATGAGGTCGGAGCTGTCACGTTCGCGGTCGACATCACGTCCACGATGGTGAAGAACTTCTTCAACTCCGTGGCTGGTCTGATCGGAGCGGTCAACACGGTCAACGTCGACTTCTACTGGAACCGGACGTACGACGTGGAGTTCACGGGAGCGCTCGCGCTCACCCCGGTCCCGCCCATTACCGCAGACATCAGCAACCTGACCGGCGCATCGAAGTCGGTCAACATCACCGTGAAGCGCCCCGGCAAGACACGGCTCACCCGGTGGGACTTCGTCATCGACGGTACGAAGGCCGTCCTGAAGGTCGAAAGCGAAGAGGCCGATCTGATCTCCGCTCGCACCCAATGGCAACTGGTCTTCCTCGAAGACGGCGAGCCCGCAGGTGGTGAACCGATCGCTCGCGGATTGGTGTGGGTGCAGGAATGAGGCTCAAGGGATACCCAACGGACGGTAGGCCGGCGCTCTCCTATCTGGGGAGCCCGACCGGCTCCATCGTCGGATCTGCTGAGCGTCCCGTGGGGCACATCATCTCGGTCCCCGGTCAGACCGGGCCTCGCGGCCCGCAGGGTGACATCGGACCGCAGGGTGTCCAGGGTGAGCAAGGTCCAGAGGGACCGCAGGGTCCTCCTGGCGAAGGCATCGTCACCGATGAGGCTGTGGCAGAGGTCATCAGCCCCGACCTCAGCTCCCCCACCGACACCAGCCTCGCAATCGCTGCGCTGGTCCAGGCGATCTGGGATGCCACGGTCACACAGGATCGCGTCCCAGACGGCGAGAACGCCGTGCAGTTCCTCGTGGGGCACCGCAACAAGCTGGCAGCCATCGAGGCCAACGCCGACGTAACCGACGCCGACAACGTCGCGGCGGCGGGCGCGGTCATGAAGTCGGACAACTCGACAGCGGGCTTCGGCTTTGTGGTCGACCAGGACGACATGGCGTCCAACTCCGATACGAAGGTGCCCACACAGCAGTCGGTGAAGGCGTTCGTGGAGGCCAAGCTCGCTGCGCTCGTCAGTTCTGCCCCAGAGGCGCTGGACACCCTCCAGGAGCTCGCAGACGCTCTCGGCAACGATCCGAACTTCGCGACGACCATCGCCAGCCAGATCGGTGCGAAGGCCGACAAGACAACGTCGATCTCAGCCGGAACCGGGCTCACTGGTGGAGGCACCTTGACAACGGACAGGACTCTGTCGGTCAACTTCGGCACGGCTGCCGGAACGGTCTGCCAGGGCAACGACTCCCGTCTGTCGGACGCGAGAACGCCTACAGCACATACCCATGCGACCTCCGACATCTCAGGTCTGGACGCAGGGCTGAGCTCCATCGAATCGGAGCTGGAGGGCAAGCAGCCGCTTAACGCCAAGCTGACCGCGCTCTCGAATCTGAGCCTGGCTTCCGACAGGTTGGTCTACGCCACAGGGTCGAACACGTTCGCCGTGACGCCGCTGACGACTGCGGCCAGGTCCCTGCTCGATGACTCCGATGTGAGCGCGATGCGATCCACCCTTGGCCTCGGTGCTGCGGTGGTCGGATCGAACAACGGGACTCCTACGGCACTAACCGTCTGGAAGGGCACGCAGGCCCAGTACGACGCCATCGCAACGAAGGACTCCAACACGCTCTACGTGGTGATTCCCTGATGCCGCTCTATGTGCCGACGACGGATGCACCCGATTTGTATGTCGGCAGTGTGCCTGTCTCACGGATGTTCTTCGGTGACAACTACGTCTGGCCTCCGTTCGAGCCGGTCACAGCCTCGTACACCGTTCCCGGCGATTACGTGTATCAGATCCCCGAAGACTGCTGGTGCATAGACGAGATTCTCGTCGGAGCTGGCGGTGGAGGCCGTGGCGGCGGCCTGGCTGTTGGTGGTGCGGGTGGTCAAGGCGGGGTTTGGAAATGGCGCAAATTGGTTCGCGGCGTTGACATCCCGTGGTCTCAGACGACCATCTCCGTCAAGGTAGGCGCTGGCGGCTCGTCGGGCTCCGGTGGCCTTTCGCCGAACAACGGCGGCAGCGGCGGGGCAACTATCGGCACACAGACCGCACCGGGCGGTGCTGGCGGCTACGACGGTTGGAGCACCCAAGTCGGTGGCGCAGCGACCGGAGGCAACACCAGCTCAGGCAGAGACGTGACGTTCAACGGCATTCTCTACGTCGGCGGCGGTGCAACCTCGGTCAACTCCACAGGAACCGGACCGAACGGCAATGCCCCTGGCGGCGGCGCAGCCGGTGGCGGCGTCCCGGCCCGTAACGGCGGTGTCGGCGCATCTGGCGCGGCGTACTACCGCGCATACACCTAAGACCAAGCAGGCGGTCCCCTAGCTCAGAGGGGAGCCCCTGCGCTGGGTCAGTAGCTCAACTGGAAGAGCAGCGGTCTCCAAAGCCGCGAGTTGGAGGTTCGAGTCCTCCCTGGCCTGCACACCACCCGTCCCCGGCAGGGGGGCGGGTTTTTTTTCTTCTCAAATCGAAAGGCAGACATGAGCTTCCGCACTGCTTATGGCAATGCGTACTCCGAGAACGGTTGGCGTATGTGCAACCGCGACGAGTGCGTGACGGTCTCCGGACCGTACATGAACACCGCACCGCTACGGCGTGGTCCTGCCGAGAAGCTCCTCGGAGAGTTCGTCAGGCGCTACCACCAGGTGTGCGCCCCGGTCGTGTCCCCGGTGTGGGGCTGGTCTCAGACCAACGATGTGGGCAACTCGAATCACCTGTCGGGCACCGCAGTTGACGTCAACGCACCGCAGTGGCCTTGGGGCCTTCGCAAGATGCCCGCTGACCTGGTTGCGCGGATCAACGTGCTGCTGGACCAGTTCGAGGGTGCGATCTACTGGGGTCGCAACTGGAACCGTCCGGACGAGATGCACTTCCAGCTCAACTGGCGGGAGGGTGACGCCAAGTACGACCGGATCATCGCGAAGTTCAGCGGCGGTAGCGTCCCGGTCACCCCGCACGTCCCCAATCTGCCTACCGACGACAGCGAACTGCTCATGCGCGGTTCGGCCAACGTCGAGCAGACCCGCATCCTCCAGGCAGGACTCAAGAAGGTGTTCCCCAGCTACGCCGGTCACCTGGAGGTCGACGGCGATTACGGCCCCGAGACGGAGAAGGCGGTTCGCCGCTTCCAGTCAGGCTCCGGTCTGGTGGCAGACGGCATCGTCGGTCCGGCCACCCGAGCCGAGCTCGCCAAGTACAACATCATCCTCAAACCCGCTGAGCCGCAGGAGATCATCCCCGTGAGCAAGACGCCGGTCGTTGTCGGCCCTGCCGACGACCAACTCAACATGCGATTCAACTGCCTCGGTGGCAAGACGCTGGTCGAAGCCGTCGCCGAGATCCGAGATGCAGTGTGCGGCACGAACGACAAGGACAAGACAGGCGTGGTGCTTAAGTGACACAACGACATCTAGGAATCGTCTTCCGGGGCACCGGAGGAATCATCGGCCAGGACTACGTGTCCCGCGTGTGCCAGGGTGTAGCCGACCTGGTCGAGGAGATCAACCCGAAGTTCGACGCCACGATGGGCGGCATCCCGGTAGGCGGCTCGGTCGACCTCACTGGCAAGTCCATGAAGAAGGCGGTAGACGAGGCAGTCTGGGACGCTACCGGCATCATCCGGTACGCGCTGTCTGCCAACCCGACTCGCCAGGTGATCATCGGCGGGTACTCCGCTGGCGCGGTCGCTGCGGCCCGCGTCCGGAAGTGGCTCCTGGAGACCTACCCCGACAGCTACCTGTGCTCGTTCTCGTTCGGTGATCCGACCCGACCGTACGGCGGTTCGTACTACGGAGGCCCGATCCTGAGCGGCCAGGGCATCTCCTCGTGGCGCTACGGCGATGTGAAGGACTGGCGTCACTGCTGGCTCACGGACCCAGGCGACATGTACGGGAACATCCCGCTCGGGGCGGCTGGGGACATCCTGGACGACTTCTACGACATGATCACGAACACGCAGATCACAGATCCGCTGGTCACAGCGTTGACGTTCATCGAGCGGCTCCCGCAGACGCTCCTCAAGGCCGGCGTCAATCCGCTGGCCGCGATCAAAGCGGCTGATGTCGCGATCAAGTTCGCCACGTCGAACCCGCCCACAGCAGCACACATCCAATACGAGCGCCGAGAGGTCTGGCCCGGTCAGACGTACCTCGGTCTCGCTATCCAACACGTACGGGACTACGCGAGCCGCGTGCCCCTGACTTGACACCGGACAGAGAGGAGGACGGTTTGGAACTCACAGAACAGGACATCGAGAACCTGGAGAAGGCCGTAGCCGAGGCCAAGCGGATCGAACCCGTGACCGACCCCGAGCTGGCCCCGTCCCCTCCCCACATCATCGGACCCACCTGGCAGCGCCGAGCGGACGGCAGGTTCTACCTTCCGGAGAAGACGCTCGGCTACCAGATCCTCATGTGGATGAGCGAATACCTGCTCATTCCAGGTGGTCCCAAGGCGGGTGAGCCGTTCAAGCCCACACGCGAGCAGGGACGGTTCATCCTGTGGTGGTACGCCGTCGATGAGTTCGGACGGTTCGTCTATCGAAATGGCTTGCTGCGCAGGCTGAAAGGCTGGGGCAAGGACCCGCTTGCTGGAGCTCTGGCTCTCGCTGAGCTCTGTGGCCCGGTGATGTTCTCGCACTTCGACGCCGAGGGCAACCCGGTGGGCAAGCGCAAGCCGTCAGCGTGGATTCAGGTGGCTGCGGTCTCGCAGGACCAGACACGAAACACGTTCTCGCTCTTCCCAGTTCTGGCTTCGGAACGGCTGAAGGAAGAGTTCAAGCTCGACTTCAATAAGACGATTGTGTACGCCAAGGCAATCGGCGGCGTGATCGAGGCTGCTACCTCGAATCCCCTTACGTTGGAGGGTAAGCGGCCTACCTTCGTCATCAAGAACGAGACCCAGTGGTGGATCGAGACCAACAACGGCCACGCCATGTCGGAGGTCATCGCCGGTAACGTCGACAAGTCGGCCTACGGCGTGTGTCGCTCGCTGGCTATCTGCAACGGACACATCCCCGGCCAGGATTCGGACGCCGAGCGTGACTACGACGCGTACATGGACGTGCTCGCTGGCAAGGCCATCGACACCGGGTTCCTGTACGACGCTTTGGAGGCCCCAGCGGACACACCGCTGAGCGAAATCCCTCCCCCGACAGAAGACCCCGAGGGCTTCGAGAAAGGCATCGCACAGCTTCGTGAGGGCCTGAAAATCGCACGCGGTGACGCGGTGTGGCTGGACCTCGACACCATCATCGCCTCGATGCTGGACAAGCGCCGCCCGGTGACGGAGTCCCGGCGCAAGTTCCTCAACCAGATCAACGCACACGAGGACTCGTGGATCGCACCGCACGAATGGGACCGGCTGGCACTCACCGAGGACCTGTTCAAGCTCAAGAAGGGTGACCGGATCGCTCTGGGCTTCGACGGTTCCAAGGCGAACGACCACACAGCTCTGGTGGCCTGTCGGATCGAAGACGGCATGTTGTTCCTGATCAAGCACTGGAACCCCGAGCACCACGGCGGGGAGGTCCCCCGCGATGACGTGGACGCAACAGTGCGCTCGTGCTTCGAGCGGTACGACGTGGTCGCCTTCCGTGCTGACGTGAAGGAGTTCGAGGCGTACGTCGACCAGTGGGGCAAGGACTTCCGCAAGAAGGTCCAGGTCAACGCATCCGCTGGCAACCCGGTGGCATTCGACATGCGAGGCCAGCAGAAGAGGTTCGCACTCGACTGCGAGAGGTTCCTCGACGCGGTACTGGAGCGCGAGGTCTATCACGACGGCAATCCGGTTCTGCGGCAACACGTTCTCAACGCACGCAGGCATCCGACCAACTACGACGCAATCGCAATTCGCAAGGCCAGCAAGGACTCCAGCAAGAAGATCGACGCTGCGGTCTGCGCGGTCCTGGCGTTCGGTGGCAGACAGGACTTCCTGATGAGTAAGAAGAATCGCTCACGTAGAGCGGCGGTGATCATGTAATGGCAGAAACCGCAGTAGATCCCGAGAAGGAACGGGATGACCTCCTAGACAAGTTCGAGCAGGCACAGGACGAGCTCAAGAAGTCCAAGGCTTACTACGACGCCGAGGACAGGCCAGAGGCAGTCGGCCTGCCAGTTCCGGCGCGACAGCGCGACTTGCGCTGCCACGTGGGCTATCCGCGTGTGTACGTGGACGCCATCGCGGAACGCCAAGAGGTACAGGGCTTCCGGCTGGCTGGAGCTGAGGACGGTGACGAGGATCTGTGGGACTGGTGGCAGGCGAACAACCTGGACACCGAGTCGATTCTCGGCCACACGGACGCCTGCATCTACGGGCGGTCGTACGTCACGATCTCGATGCCAGACCCGAAGGTCGACCTGGACGTGGACCCCGATGTCCCGATCATCCGCGTTGAGCCTCCCACGTCGCTGTACGCCTCCATCGACCCGCGTACCCGCAAGGTGCAGAAGGCGATCCGAGCTGTCTACGACGAAGAGGGCAACGACGTCATCGCGGCCACCCTCTACCTGCCTGACCGCACGATGCTGTGGGTCAAGGAAGAGGGCGAGTGGGCTGCACCGACCACAGTCAACCACGGCCTAGAGCTGGTCCCGGTGGTGCCGATCCCCAACCGTACGCGGCTGTCAGACCTGTACGGCACGTCGGAGATCACCCCCGAGCTCCGGTCGATGACCGACACGGCTGCCCAGATCCTCCAGAACATGCGGACCACCGCCAACACGATGGCGATCCCCCAACGGTTGCTGTTCGGCGTGAAGCCGGAAGAGCTGGGCATCGACCCCGACACCGGCCAGCGGTTGTTCGACGCATACATCGCGAACATCATCGCGTTCGAGGATCACGAGGCCAAGGCGCAGCAGTTCTCGGCTGCCGAGCTGAGGAACTTCACCGAGGCCCTGGAAGAGGTCGCCAAGCAGGTCGCCAGCTACACGGGGCTCCCTCCCCAGTACCTTTCGTCCCAGTCCGACAATCCGGCCTCTGCTGAGGCAATCAGAGCGTCGGAATCGCGTCTGGTGACCAAGGTCGAGCGGAAGAACAAGATCTTCGGCGGGGCCTGGGAAGAGGTCATGCGGATCGCCTACAAGATGGCGAAGGGCGGCGACATCCCTCCGGACTACTACCGGATGGAGACCGTCTGGCGTGACCCGTCGACTCCGACGTACGCAGCCAAGGCCGATGCAGCCAGCAAGCTGTACGCCAACGGTGCAGGTGTCATCCCCCGAGAGCAGGCTCGCATCGACATGGGCTACACCATCACCGAACGCGAGAAGATGCGCGAATGGGATGAGGAGGAGCAGGCGATGGGCCTGGGCCTCGTCGGCTCGATGTACGGAGAAACGCCGGCCTCCAAAGCCCCAGCTCAGACCCCAGATTCTCCAGCCCCCGACACGTCGGGAGGCAGTAGCGAGTGACCCCAGACGAGTACGCCGCTACGGCGGCGATGATCACGTCGCGGGTCGCCCGGAAGATCCACCAGTTCGCCATCCTCTTCGCACCGACAGAGATGAGCTGGGCTGAGTGGATTCGCATGTTGCAGTTCGTCTACCCCGAGATCGAAGCGGGCAGGTCAGACATCGCCAAGGCGGCAAGGATGTTCTACGACTCGCAGAGATCGGAGCACCACCCCACGCTCCCCCGGCATGACCGGCCAACCGAGGAATATCGGTTCGAGTGGTTCGTGCAGAACATGGAGCCAGCGCGAAAGCAGATGTCCCAGATGGACTCTCGCGAGAACGCTGTCGCCAACATGGTTCTGCGGGCTGTACGGGAAGTTGAGAACGCGGGCAGACGACAGATCATCCACGCAGTGCAGACTGACCCAGAGCCCCAGGTTGTGAAGGGCTGGGCCAGGGTGGCGACCGGGCGCGAAACATGCGCCTGGTGCCTCATGCTCGTGTCGAGAGGGCCGGTCTACGAATCCGCAAGGACTTCCGGCCTGGAGCTCGATGACGAGACCGCCGTGGACTTGTACAGGGCTGGAATGGATGTCACCGAGTACATGAATCAGTGGCACACCGGCTGTGACTGCAAAGTGGTTCCGGTCTTCGACCTTCAGAACTGGCCTGGCAAAGAGGCGGCAGACGCCGCGCTCAAGCTCTGGATAGAGGCCGGTAAAGAGGCCGACAGGCTGATCGAATCCGGCGAAGCTCGCACGGACAACGTGAACCGAGAAACCATCAACGCACTTCGCCGACGCCTAGCGCGTGGCGAGATCAACACGTCCCAACTCGCTGCTCTCGCAGCGTAACTCACTGTTCAACGGCCCCCAGGTGGGGCCTATCAAGTATGCCCAGGAGGCAATATGTCTGACACCCCTTCGACTGAAACCCCCGCTGCTGCACCGGCTGCCGAGACCAAGACGGACGAGGTCAAGACGTTCAGCGCGGAGTACGTGAAGGACCTACGCGAAGAGGCCGCACGGTACCGGACCGAGAAGAAGGATGCTGTCGAAGCAGCGAAGACCGAGACGCGAGCCGAAGTCGTCGCAGAGTACGAACCCCAGATCGCTGATCGTGACACGAAGATCGCGGATCTGGAGAAGACCGTGGCTGACCAGGCTGCCGAGCTCCTGAAGCTCCGAGCCGTTGTGGACGCGAAGGTTCCGGTCGAGGACGTGTTCACGGTCGCAGAACTCGTGCATGGCACAGACCAGGAGTCGATCTCCGAGTCCGTCAAGCGAGTCATGTCGATCTACGGCAAGAAGCAGGCCCCCGACGTACCGACTGACCCCAGCCAGGGTTCGGGTGGCGCTACCCCGCTCAACGGCGATCCCATCGCCAACCTGCTCAAGCGTGCCGTAGGCGCGAAATAACCGAAATCCCAAGAGAGGAAATGTAAATGGCTACTCCTGATCTGGTCGCGACGACCGACGATTTCAAGGCGTTCCTGACTCCTGAGCAGTCGAAGGACTACTTCGCGAAGGCCGAGAAGACCTCGATTGTCCAGAAGCTCGCCACGAAGATCCCGATGGGTCCGACTGGCATCACCATCCCGTACTGGAACGGCGCGGTGACCGCCGAGTGGGTCGGTGAGGGCGAAATGAAGCCCCTGACCAAGGGTTCGTTCGCGAAGAAGGACCTGACCCCGGTCAAGATCGCGGTCATCTTCGCAGAGAGTGCTGAGGTCGTGCGTCTCAACCCGCTTCAGTACCTGGAGACGATGAAGACCAAGATCGCGGAAGCGTTCGCGCTGAAGTTCGACGCGGCTGCCATCCACGGCATCGACAAGCCGACCGCGTTCAAGGGCTACCTGACCGAGACCTCGCAGTCTGTCTCGCTGAACCCGAGCGCGTACGACGCTGTCGGTGTCACCGGCCTGGCGACTCTGGTCGACGGCGGCAAGAAGTGGACCGGCACTCTGCTGGACGATGTTGCCGAGCCGATCCTCAACGGCGCGAAGGACCTCAACGGTCGCCCGCTGTTCGTGGAGTCCCTGTACGACAACGTCGTGAACCCGATCCGCGAGGGCCGCATTCTGGGCCGGCCTACCTACATCAACGACCACGTCGTGAGCGCTGGCGCTCCCGGCTCCCGAGTCGTCGGCGTCATGGGCGACTTCAGCCAGGTCGTGTGGGGCCAGATCGGCGGTATCAGCGTCGACGTTTCGCAGGAGACGGTGCTGAACTTCGGCACTCCCGAAGCGCCCAACTTCATCTCCCTGTGGCAGCACAACATGCTCGCTGTCCGGATCGAGGCCGAGTACGCCTTCATGGTCAACGACAAGGACGCCTTCGTGAAGATCACGGACGCTCCGGCTGAGGAAGAGGACTAAGCCCCTCTTGACAACGGACGGGACGGAGGGGGCCTTCGGGCCTCCTCTGCCCTGACGAGAGGAGAAACATGGCGCAAGCCACCGCGACTGACGTGACGGTGTTCTGGGCGCGTACGCCTACGACCGAAGAGGTCGCGCTGATCGACCGGCGACTGGAACAGGCTGAGCGGCTCCTCAAGAAGTCGATCCCCGATCTGGACGACCGCTGCGCTGCTGACCCCATCTTCAAGGCCGACGTGATCGACATCGAGGCCGAGGCCGTGCTGAGGCTCGTCCGGAACCACGAGGGGTACATCTCCGAGACGGACGGCAACTACACGTACATGCTCCAGGCTCAGGACCCGAACCGGAAGCTGGAGATCCTCCCCGAAGAGTGGGAGCTGTTGGGCATCAAGCGGACTCGCATGGCGATCCTCGTTCCGGATGTGGTGATGCCGTCGTGACGCTCTATCCGAAGCCAGAGGAAGTCAACTCCACGGGGTGCGATCACTGGGCAGATCCTCCGGTGGTCAAGTGCATCCACGACTGGCGCATTGTCTGGGGCAACGTGCCCCGCACGATCACCGGGGAGTTCAAGCGATGAGCCTCCTGGATCAGGGCACCGACGACGTGATCGTCTACCCCGAAGAAGTCGTCATCGACAAGGACGGGAACACCCGCACGCGACCCTCGAAGGTCGGAGTGCCGGCCAGGGCTCGAATCCAAGTTCTGGGGCAGTCTGGGACCTCTTCTCGACGCCAGGAGCAGGACAACGAAGGGTACGAGACGGAGAAGGTCTACACCATCCGGTTCGACCGCGAATCCGACCGCCGTCTTGGCCGCTTGGGCGCTCAGTCGACCGTCGAATGGGATGGCCGCATCTGGGCTCTGTTCGGCGACGAGAACGTCTACAACAGCTCCCCGAGGACCGCTCATCGGACCTACACCATCAAGAGGTACTGATGACGATCAGGCTACGCCGACCGGCGTACGTCAACGGTGCGGCTGTCCGACACGTGAAGACCCAGCGTGGTCTCGACGCGAAGATGAACGAGATCTTCGTCCGAGCTGAGGCCAACCTCGAACGGGCACGAGCCTCCACGCCGCACGAGAAGATCTCAGGCCCCGAGCACGTCACGAAGATCTACAAGGGCAAGGCCCCTGGCAAGTACGGCCAGCACGACCGGATCGTCGGCATGTCTGGCACGAACCCGTGGGCAATCGAGTTCGGCCACGGACCATCTGGCTTCTTCTCACCTGGCCGATACGGCAAGGTCACGAAGGCCCCGCATGGCCTCTACATCCTGACCCGCGCATCGTTCAGGCCCAGCACAAACGTCACGCCCGCAAGTGGAAGGAGGGTAGGTAAGCGCTAGTGCCCAAACTGCCTCGCGCACAGACGATTCTGCTGCCCATCCTTCGGGCAGCTCACCCCGATGTCACGTTCACCACGTGGGGCGAAGACATCGACTACCGCAAGTTCCCGACCGTCAACCTGCGACGTATCGACGGTTACCGAAATCCCACTGCCCCAGAGCTTCACGGCCTTCCGATCATCGAAATGACGGCGTACGGCGACGAGGGGCTGCCTGAAACAGAGGAGCTTTATGAGGACTGCCTAGAGACGCTCTACCGAGCGCACAAGCGTCAAACACGAACTCCCGCAGGCTATATCAGCTCATTCAGAGAAACGATGGGCGCAACACAGTTCAGCTCTCCGTTCCAGGACTCCTGGCGCATCCAAGGGCTGTTCGTCGTAGGCGTCCGTCCTCCCAGAAAGTAAACGGAAGGATTCACATGGCACAGAACGATGCTGCTGTTCTTACCGCCGCCGTCGGTTACGGCTTCATCGCCAATCCCGGCACCCCCGCTCCGTCTCCCTCTGAGCTTGCCGCTCTCGATCCGGAGACCTTCGGTTCCAAGGTCGTGACCATCAGCGGCACTCCGACCGACCCGTTCGACCTCGAAATCGCCGACGAGCTGGTCGAAGAGGTTGCGGCCTCCGTCAACGCCGCTGCGCTCCAGGTCGCCATCGAAGAGGTTCTCGGTGAGGGCGCTGTGCTGGTGTCCGGTACGTCGCTGGCAACCGGCCTGGACGTGACGTTCATCGGTCCGTACCAGGGCCTCGATGTGGAAGTCGACGCGGTTGGTGATGTCACCGTGACGACCAAGACCAACATCAACGGCTGGACGCCGGTCGGTCACACGTCGGAGAACGACATGCCCGAGTTCGGCTACGAAGGTGGCGACACCGAAGTCCGGAACACCTGGCAGAAGAAGAAGCTCCGCGAGGTCCAGACCGATGAGCCCATCGACTACCTGACGATGTTCCTGCACCAGTTCGATACTCAGTCGTTCGAGCTGTACTACGGCAGGAACGCATCCGACACCCCCGGTGTGTTCGGCGTCGAGGGCAACGCTCGCCCGGTCGAGAAGGCCCTGCTGGTCATCATCGTGGACGGTGACGAGAAGGTCGGCTTCTACGCGGCCAAGGCGTCGATCAAGCGCGACGACGCGATTCAGCTCCCGAACGACGACTTCGCGGCTCTGCCGGTCCGTGCGACGTTCCTGAAGATGGCCGGTCGTCGGCTCTTCGATTGGATCAACGAGAAGCTGTTCCGATAAGCACTACTTGACATCGAACAGATGTCTGCGGGGGGAGGGGTTCCTGTGGCGGGCCTTCCCCTCCCCCATCCAATCTCACTGCCCGCCAACCAAACAACGAAAGGTCTGCCATGCCAAACTTCACTCTCGACAACTTCCGCAACGCCGCCATGCGCAAGTACGCCCCGGTGACCGTTGGTCTCAGCGATGGGACCGAGGTCGAACTGCGCGGCCTGATTCGCTTGAGCGAGAAGGATCGCGAGAAGGTGGTCGACAACTTCACTCTGATGGGCGAGATGAAGTCCACGGACGGCATTGATGACATGTCCGATTCCGACAAGCAGTTGCTCGCTGACGCGATGAACGAGATCCTGCTGGTCTTGGCTCCCGGCTTGGATGGTCGACGGCTGGTCTCCGAGATCGGTGACAACGTGCTGGTTCTGGGCGAAGTCATCGACACGTGGATGACGGAGTCACGTCTGGGGGAAGCCGTGTCCTCGCCGAACTCCTAGACAAGTACGGCGAGGCTCTCGTAGCGGACTTCCTACGTGAGTACAACGTAGATCTCCGTGACCTCTTTGACGACGAGAACCCGCTGGACCCGCAATACGTTCTGTGGCTAGTCCTCGGTCTCTCAGTGGATTCCGCGTACTCCGCTGAGCGCCGAGGCGGTCCGCAGTTCCGAGGATGGACCCCGAGCACGTTCGCACAAGTCGCGACTGCCAACGGAATCCGAGGGCTTCAGTATTCGTACATCCTGACCCACATCGACAAGAAGGCCAAGAGGCCGAATCCTCCTGAGCCGTACCCGATCCCGACTCGGGAAACCGATAGAAGCAAGCCCGTCACACCGAAGCCCGGTTCGTTCGCTGGAATAGCCGCTTCGATGATGGCGGCTGCCCGACGACAGAAGGCAGGTATGTAGATAGATGGCAAAGGGAAGCGCGGGTGGCAAGGGTGGGACCGAGGTCGGTCGCATCTACATCCGAGTCGTTCCGGACGCTGACGGGTTCCACGCTAATCTCCGTAGGCAGATCGAGGGGTCCGACGACGACCTCGAACTGAAGACTAAGGCCACCGGACTGGACAAGGTCCGGAAGCAAGCCAAGGAAGCCACCAAGGGCATCCAGGCAGAGGTCGACGTAAAGGCCAACACCGCTGCCGCACAGCGGGATCTGGATCTGTTCGCCAAGCGTCAGCTCAAGAACCTGGACAAGTATCTCAAGGACCTCGAAGCCAAGATCCCCCTCACCGCCGAGGGGGAACGGTTCCGGCGTCAGGTCGAGAGAGCGGCCAAGGAACTCCAGGGCGACATCAAGGCAGAGATCCCGGTTGAGGCATCGCTGGCTGCTGATCAGCGTGCCAAGGTGCTGGGCGAAGTCGAGGCGGTCAAGAAGCTCGCTGAGCGCGATGCGATTCAGCTCAAGCTGGACCCACAGTTCGACTACAAGCTGAGGAACCGTCTCGCCAAGTTCCGGCCTGAACCGATCAAAATCGAGCTCGATCCGCAGTTCGATTACAAGCTGCACAAGCGGCTGAGTGAGCTTGCACGGAAGGCAGCCGAGGAAGAGCTCAAGCAGGAGCAGGACTTCAACAAGCGGCTGAAGGCGTACCACGACAAGCTGTACGAGGACCGGCACAAGACTCGTATCACGGACTGGCGCAAGGAACTTCAGCTCATGAAGGAGCGCGAGGCCGAGACCCGCAAGTTCACCGAGAACTTCCGCCGTGAGCTGGAAGAGCAGAAGGCTGCCAGGTTGGCTCCGGACGCGGACTTCCGCAGGACGATGCTCGCGGACCTCAAGAAGGCCGCGAAGGATCTTGACGCGATCATCCCGTTCACCGTGGACGGCGAGAAGATCCGCAGGGATCTGAGGGCTGAGGTCGAGGCGATAGAGCGCGAGATCGACGCCGAGGTTCCCGTCGACTTGGAACTCGCTGCTGGACAGCGGGCCAAGATCAAGGCAGCCATCGAAAGCATCCGAGCACGGGTGCCGGTGGAGATCGACCAGAGGGTCACCAAGAAGAACTGGGGCCAGTCCCTCATAGACAAGATCCTGCCGTCGTTCGGCTCCGGTATCAACTTCGGTGGGTACGCGCTGATCTTCGCAGGCATCTTGGACTTCCTGGCTCCGCTCGTCGGTCTGCTCTCGACAGCGTTCCTGACGCTGCCCGGTCTGATCACCGGCCTGCTCACCCCCATCGGCGTGGTGACTCTCGGTGTCGAGGGCATCGCTAAGGCGGCAGAGCAGCTCAAGCAGCCGTTCCTGGACCTCCAGGCGGTTGTGAGTGACACGTTCGAGAAGCGGTTCACCCCGATCTTCGACCAGTTGAAGCCGCTGTTCGACATGGGCGAGCAGGTGCTCCCCACGGTTGCCAACGGCATCGCGGACGTGGCTCAGGGCCTCACCGACATGCTCACCGAGGGCGGCGGCGCTCAGATCATCGAGAACACGATCCGCAACATCGGCAGTGCGATCACCCAATCGACTCCCGGTGTCACGGCGTGGACAGGTGCGTTCCTGAAGCTGGCCGAGCAGCTCAGCGAGAAGTTCCCGAGCATCGTCTCGTGGTTCAACGACGCTGGGCAGCGCTTCCTCAATTGGGTGGAGAAGGCGTCGGCTAACGGGGATCTGAGCACAGCGTTCGACGGTCTCGGTCAATCGCTGAAGCTGATCCTGGACACGGTCACCGATCTCGGCAAGCAGGGCCTCGATTTCCTCAAGGACCCGCAGAACCTCCAGATGTTCAAGGAGCAACTGGAAGGTCTCGGCAACCTCCTGCGGGACATCATGGACTGGTCGGCCAAGATCAACGAGAACTTCCAGGCCCTCAAGCAGTTCGCTCGTCCGTTCGCAGCCATCGGGGATGTGATGACCGGTGATCTCCAGGGCGCGTGGGCGAACACCAGGGACTTCTTCAAGTTCTTCGGTGACGGCGTCGAGGCCCAGGCGGAAGAGGCTGGCACCATGTCCGGCATCGCCTACACCGAGGGCTTGAAGCGGGCCATTCAGAGTCCAGGCCAGGGCGGTATGGCAGCCAGCTTGAACGATCTTCTGCTGGGCGCAGCAGGCAACGCCAACGCAGCGCCTCCTCCGGCGATGGAGGTTCCCCCTCCCAACCTGGAACCGGCGAAGAAGGAAGTCGAGAACTACCAGACGTTCATCGACGGGGTCACCCAGCAGGTCCGTGGAGCCCTTTCACAGGCCACGTCGGGTGAAACCCTTCCGGCTCCCAATTTCGAGTCGTTCAAGGCAGCCTGGACCGATCTGAGCACGTTCATCTCCGAGCAGGTGGCGAGCTTCAAGACGCAGGGTCAGCTCGTGGGCGACGCCCTCGGGTCTGGCATGTCGGGCTTCGTGGACAAGGCCAAGGCCGCGCTGGCAGGTCTTCCCGCTGCGACACAGCCGCATTTCGATGAGATGAGCCAGCAGGCGATCACCGCGTTCGGCCAGATCGAGACAGCCGCTGCTGAGCTCCCCGGCAAGATCGGGGCACAGCTTGGCGGGCTAGCCGGTATCGGCCATAGCGCTGGTCTTCAGCTCATGTCCGGCCTGACAGCCGGTATGCAGGCTGGTGAAGGCGCAATGCTCGGCTACGTCCGGACCATCGCGGGGAAGATCGCTGAGAACAAGGGTCCTCTGCCGTACGACAAGCGAGTCCTGGTGCCCAACGGTGAAGCGCTGATGGAAGGTCTGGGCGTCGGCCTGGCTACCGGATTCGAGGACGTGCTTGCGCGTGCGAAGACGATGGCCGAGGAGATCCACGACGCGGTCGAAGAGGGTCTCAGTGTCGAGTCGCTCCTGGGCGGCAAGAAGCTCCCCGAGCTTCAAAAGATGCTGGACACCCTCGAAGAGCAGCGCAAGGTGCTGAAGGTTCAGAAGAACAACACGTCCGACAAGGAAGAGAAGAAGGTCCTCCAGGACAAGATGGACCAGCTTCAGGCCATGAAGGACGAGCTGGGTCTGATCAAGGACCAGTACAAGAACACCGACAAGTACGGCGGCGAGGTCGAATCCGTTGTCGAGATGTGGGACCAGATGTTCCAGAAGGTGTTCGATATGCCGTTCAGCTTCGCGAAAACCACTGGCTCGCAGATTCTCTCGGATCTTGGCATGGGTGGTGGCGGCGCTCTGACGACCCTCGCGGAGGGCCTGATCGACTGGGGTATCAACGCGGGCAAGAAGTTCATCTTCAACGTGAACAGCGTTGACGAAGCTCTGTCTGCCCAGCGCAACTTGGTCAACCGAGAAGCGCTCCAGTTCACGCGATAACCACAAACAGACGCGACGAGGCCCCGGCTACATGCCGGGGCTTTTGTCGTTAGGAGGTAAGACAATTGAACACCCTCGTTGAACTCGAAGGAGTTAACGGCGAGCGGTTCATCCTGGCTGGGCCTGGTGAAGGAGACCAGGGCATCTATCTCAGCACAGACGTGAAGGGGTGCTTCTACGACCCGCCCGTCAAGGTGGTGAGCGAAGAGCCTGGAAACTTCCCTGGCGCAAGGTATTTGAACCACAGAATCCTACGACGCGACATCACGTTCGCAGTCGACATCCTCAACGACAGCGGCTCAGGATCGTGGATCTCCCGCGACTCGCTCTGGCGAAAGGCGTGGGCGTTCGACCGGGACTGCAAGCTGATCGTGACCACGAAGCACTCGGGGACGAGATGGCTGTACCTCCGTCTCCTGGAGTCGCCCGACGTGGATATGAAGTACGACCCAGACTTGAACTCCGTCAACCGCACGATCATGACGTGCGTTGCGTACGACCCGTTCTGGCACCAGGAGGACGTGGTCTATTCGACGGAGACGAAGACCGACACCCGGTTCGATCCGAACTGGTGGACGCCGCCGTGGCCGTGGGAGGAGCTCCCGAAGGAGAAGCTGACCATCGCGGTCGACCCGTCTGACGGCAAGGGCGGGCTCAACCCGACCGACCAGGAGGTTTGGGTCAAGTGGGGTGTTCCTGGCTCGACTGAAGAGGTTCCGGAGTTCCCGTGGCCGTTCCCGCCCGGTATCGACATCCCCTGGGAGCGAGCGCCGTTCACTCAGTTCACTATCCCCGATCCGTCGTTCGAGAACCCGAAGCTGGCTTCCCGGCGTGTGAAGACACCTGGCCTGATCTACGGAGAGAACTGCATCATCGACAGCGATCCTCGCGTCGAGCAGATCAGCTCTGAGATCGACACCCCGGTCTGGGAGCGGATGAACGGTGTCCGGTGGATTCACCACGTACCGCCGTACACGAAGTCGCACACGTACGAGATCGCTGCCAGCGGTTGCCGTCCTGGGCAGTTGATCACCCTGCGGATTCCGAGGGCGTGGTCGCGCCCGTGGGGGCTTGAATGAGCGGCCTGGTAACGCTGGAGGACCACGAGGCTCTCTGGCAGAAGATCCAGGCGCGGCGCTGCGAGCGCGAGCGTGAGCGGCTGGCTCCGGTCCTGACCCGGTTGTGGGACGGCGATTTCCGTCTCCGTGGACAGGTGGCCGGTGAGCGGGCCGGCTCGTTCGAGTTCATCGAAAACGACGTTGGCACAGCGTATCTGGAGCTGTCTCTCGACCACTACCTGACCAAGTGGATCTTGGATCACCGAGGTCGGGCCAAGAGGAACGTCCACGTCACGTTCGACAAGCAGGGAGCCCGGTGGGCTGGCCGGATGTCGAGCTACCGCGTGGTCCGTAAAGAAGGTGGCGACGCTTTCCTGGAAGTGAACTTCGTTCACGACTACGAGCAGGCGAAGCACATCCTCTGCTGGAGCAACCCGTTCCTGCGGCCAGAGTTGCAGTTCCCAAAGATGTGGATCATCTTCGGCCCTGCCAAGTGGTGCCTGCTGATGACCCTCTTCGTCAACATCCTCCGGCTGGAAACGTCGCTGTGGACGCTGCCAGACAACCCGCTAGATCCGTCCGAGTGGTTCCCGCTGTCGATCAACATCTCGCGCTGGAGGAACATCGTCAAGCCGTTCCCGTTCCTCGGGGACAACAGCAACCTGACGATCATCTTCTCCCGGTTCAAGCCGTTCTTCGACGTGGCGAAGGACATCCTGGCGGACGCTCAGTTGACGATGACCTGCCGTCGCTACCTGCACGGCGAAGACCCGCATCCGTTCGAGGATCTGCGTGGAGAGCTCGGCATTGGTCCTATCGAGGATCTGCTGAAGCTCATTCCGATCCGGCACGGCTGCCTGGTCTGGGACATCGTGGACAACTCAGGCTGGGGCACCGAGACCGCGTTCGGCGGGTCTCTGCTGACAGGTTTGGTGCGAGCGGTGGTCAGCATCGCAGCGGACGGTACGACCGAGTACGTCGATGTGTTCCACCAGGACCCGGTGTTCCCGAACCAGTATTACCGGCCTGGCTGGAAAGGGACGCTGCCTAGCGCTCCGCACGTGGTGTTCTTCGACGGGAAGTACAGCGGCATAAAGGAATCCGAGTACGAGTACATCGAGGCGACCAGCACGTCGTTCGTCGGCGGCGGTCACAGTATGCCCGGTGTGAACGAAGCGATTTCGTCTGCGGTGAACATCGGCGGCGACTTCCTGACCTCGTTCATCAACTCGTGCATCGCGGCGATCCCAGCGGTCGCAGCTGTCGGTGGTGCCATCGACATCCCGCCTCTGGGCGGCATGATCGACTCTGTCGCGAAGATCTTCTACGAGGACGTGTTCCTGGCATTCCAGGAGGTCCCGACGCTCCGTGCGGCTGGCCTGAGCCTGCCTATCGCGGGCCTGGAAGACATCATCACAGGGCTGGGCGACTTCCACCTGTACGAGGAGTGGGTCGACTTCGACCGAGCGTTCACCCTGTCTGCGGCAGCAGCCACCAGGGCGGCGATCTTCAAGACGCGAGCTCGAATCAACCACAAGATCAAGGTGTCTGACGCTGCGCCGTACTACATCGGTGAGCGTGGGTATGGGCACTTCTGGCTGGGCGACCGTGTCGGTCGGACGATCCAGGACCACCCTGATCCGCACATGATCTTCGTGGAGCGTGTCCACCGCATCAAATACGAATGGGACAAGGACGGCCCGAAGGGCTGGGACATCTCCATCGGCCACCGTGAGCCACGAGATCCGCTGCTGAATCTGTACGAGAAGGTGCGTGACCTCGGCAGCAGCGTGAGCCAGTTGGGGGTCATCTAGAGAAAGGCATCGCGTGGGAATCGCTACGCAGGAGACGACGAACTGGAAGGACCCAGAGGAGCATTTCCTCTGGGCTCTCCAGAACCTACCGACCATCGCAGGGTTCGGTGCCATCACCAACCCGCTCTTTCTGAAGGCATGGTCAAAGCACCTGTGGGAGTGCGGGTTTGCCCACAGGGATTACCTGGTATCGCTGGCAGACGATAACGGGAACATCAACATCAGCCAACTGCCGGAACAGATCAAGAAGTTCCAACTCCCGTTCCGTGGAGAACGACACGCTTACAACAACGCCTCCAGGTGGGTCACTCCCGATACTCCGGAGCCGACGAAGCCGGTGATCCAGGACGTGAGGAAGCTGGCGCTCAACGAGCAGGAAGCTGTCAAGCAGATGCTCATCGAGACCGGCGTCGTCAAGGAAGAGAAGCCGCAACCGCCTATGGCGCAAGTGATTATCGAGGAGAGCTCGCATGAGTGATGCAGATACCGTCCCCCTGGACGCCGAAGAGATCAAGCAGGCCGTCGCCCCTTGGACCCGCCATCTCGGCTGGGATGCCAACGGAGACGGGGAGATTGACGAGATCGAAGAGAAGGTGCCAGAGCCTCTGGTGCTCCGGTCTCTGATCGTCGCCGTCGTCGGCCTTGCCGGGGCTGTGCTGGGCCACGAGCTCGACGTGTCGTGGATCGACCAGGCTATCGCTGCCTACGCTGTGGGCGCTCCGATGGTGCTGGCGTTCTGGGCTCGTCGGCACGTCTCTCCGGTCAAGAAGTGACGCCGCCGTTTAATCCGGACTCGTGGATGGATGTGTTCCTGCTGCTGGGCCTGGGCCTCCTGGGCCTGGCGGGAACCGTCCTCCCGATTGTCCTGGGCAAGCACGGCAAGAAGATCGACCGCATCGAAGAGCAGGTGTGCAACACGCACGACACCAACATGCGGGACGACCTGGACGAGTTGCGGGATCTGGTGATCGAAGGGTTCGCCGACATGCGGCGTGAGTTCCTCGCTGTCCGTTCCGAATTGAACACGGAACGAATCGAACGTATCGAAGGCGACAAGCTGCGACTGGTGGCGGAAGGAGGTATGCAGTGACAACACCGAATCAGCCAGCACCGGATGACGCGTTCGTCATCGGGGACGACTGGGGGCAGAACTTCACGGAGGAGATCATCCGTGGGCAGTTCCAGATCCCCGAGATCAACCTGGGCAACGCGCTTCTCGTGATGCGCGACCAGCTTCTCAAGCTCCCGCTGGAAGCCCTGGAGGTCTTCAAGCCGATCATCCCCGACTGGATCGAAGACGACTTCGCCAACGTCGCGAACGCGGTCTCGAAGATCATGGAGATCCTCACCGAGCCGATCCGGTTTCTGCTGGAGGCTGACTGGCAGGCGTGGATCGCGAACACCTGGAACGGCTTCGCGACCATCGTCAACCAGATTGTCGACATCCTTCGTGGGCTGACGGTCACGCCGATCAACCAGGCGATCCAGGACATCAAGGATTGGTGGAACCGGATCACCGGCAAGACACAGCACTTGACCGAAGACGGGAAGCTGGCTGCTGGCAATCTCATCGGCCAGATCGCCAAGGGAGCGGTCGAGGGCTTGCAGGACCTTGCGACGGAGGTCACGGACGGCTTCAAGAGCATCTGGAACGGCTGGTGGGGCAACAACGGCGGTACCGGCTCTGCTGCTGAGGTCAAGCAAACTATCGAGGCGATCAAGAACGCGGTGGCCGGCGGATACACGATCTATACGTTCACCACGTCAGATCCGGCCTGGGTGCTCCCCCACGATGCTTCGTTCGGCACCGGCATAGTTATCGGCGGTGGAGGCAAGGGCGAGACTGGTGGATCGGGTTCTGGAGCCCGACAGGGCGGTCGCGGAGGCAGTAGCGGTGGGTACATCGCACAGGACCTCGACTTCACCGGCCTGACACCTGGTGAATCGACCTTGGCTATCACCGTGGGCGCTGGCGCTACGACCGCTGGCGCGGACGGTCAGCGGAGCTCTATCGTCGCGTCGACCGGGGTGCTGCTTGAGTCCATCCCGAACGTCAACGGCATCTCGGACCTTCGCGGGTACATCGGTACGACCTCGGCTCCTGGCCGTGGCGGCAAGGGCGGTAACGCAGACCACGAGGCAGGCGCGGTCACCCAAGGTGAGGACGGCGAGAGCACGAACGCGGTAGGTGGCACGGGCGGCGTTTCTACCGCTTCCCCTGGCACTGGTGGTCGCGGAGGCGACGGCGGCAACGGCGACGTTGCATCCCCGGTCAAGTTCGGTGGAGCTGGTGGTGGCGGTGGTGGTTCTCGACTGAACCCCTCCGGTCTTCAGAGCTCTACAGGTGGACGTGGCGGTGACGGAGGCTACCCCGGTGGGGGCTCTGGTGGCGGTGGAGCGTGTTCCGGTGGCCCGACGAGCTCAACCACACCGGGTGCTAGCGGTACAGCCCCTCCCGGTCTCGTCGTCATCTTGATCAAGTAAGGAGTACACATGCCCACAGCGAAGCGCGTGGACCTGGGAGGCGTCTGGCCTCCTGGTACGCAGCACTACGAGATCAGCGATGGCCGGTACTTCGCCGTAATCGTTGACGACACAGCGGATCTGATCAACAGGTTCGTCAACCCGGTCGGCCAACACGCGGTGGTTGTTTCGCCTACCGTCGTCGTGGAGTGCGACGAGAACGGCGTTGCGACGAGCATGGACCGGCTCTATACGCTGCTGTCCGGCACGCCTCACGATGAAGCTCTGAGGCAGGTCGGATATGACGTGATCTAAGAAGAAACCCCCTCTCAGGACGAAATGTCTTGGGAGGGGGCTTTTTTGCGTTTACGCGGAGAGGCGTTCTCTCACGTCCTCGGGGACCTTCAGGTGGAACTCCAGCACACCCCTGACTCCTCGGTCACCGCCAGTCACCTTGACCTCAGCGGTGATTCCGGAACGAATGAGTAGCTGCCGTCTGCCTTCGGTGTCGGCTTCCTCCCACGCTTCGGCGTACGTCTGGTCGGTTGCACGGTAGTCCCATCGGGCTTCCTCACTCGGGAGGTTCTCCAGTCTCGCGATGCGCTCGTCTAGCGCCGTGAGTTGGCTCATGAGGCGAGATTTCATCGTGGCCGATGTCATCGTCCCGAGAAGCTGCGTCAGTTCCTCTACGGCCCGTACAGCCTCGTCCAGCTCTGCCCGGTGATCGGACGCTGGGACGTACACCTTCTCCTGCACGTTGAACCCGCCGACTTCGTCTAGGAAGTGTTCCTCGACCAGGGCCTCCAGGTCGTCGGCCTTGATGATGTTCGACGGGTGTTCAGGGGCGGCACCGCCGCCTCCGGAGTGGCTGCCGCTATCGCAGCGGTAGTACCGATAGAGGTTGCCGTTGCGACGATGCTGACGTATGTGCATCGGACGACCGCACAGGCCACAGATCGCCACCCCGAGCAGAGGGGACGCCTTGGCTGATCGGTTGGTGACCTTGAACGACCGCGCATCGAGCGCGGCCTGGAGCTGATCGAACTTCTCCTCTGAGATGAGCGCAGGACCCTTCCGGATCGGTATGCCGTCGTCGTCCCGCACGGTGGACCCGTTGTGGGTGACGTGCCCGAGCAGAGTCTTCGACTTGAGGAGCTGCCGGATCTGAGCGTTGCTCCACTTCGTGCCCCTGGTCTTGCGACCGGCCCTGGCCCTGATGTAGTCGGACGGTGCCAGCTCCCCTGCCTCGTTGAGCTCCCTGGCGACAGACTCCGTCGACTGACCGGCCAGCACCTTCTCGATGACACCGAGCATCACGTTGGCCGCGTGCTCGTCATGCACCAGCTCGTACCCGGCTGAGCCCTCCCGCTCCTGTGCCTTGAAGCCGTAGGCAGGTTTGCCACCGGCCCACCGGCCAAGCTCCCGAAGCTTCCGCTGGGATGACAGAGTCCGCTCCCTGATCGCCTCCAGCTCTCCCTCGGCAACACCTGCGATGACCGACGCCACGAGGCGTCCGACCCACGTCGACAGGTCGATGTTGTCGCTGACGCACACGAGGACCTTTTGCTCGTCCTGGCACATCCCGAACAGTTTGTGCAGCGGTACGGCGCGTCGAGCAAGCCGGTCCAGCTTCCAGGCGCACAGGATGTCCCACTCCCTGAGCTTCGGCTCCTTGAGCCACGGACCTAGCCCCTGCGTGTCGAACGGATCGACCGAGCCGGACACGTCCAGGTCCTCAGCCCATCCGACGATTTCGTGATCGTTCTGCCGCGCCCACGTCTCGATGAACTCACGTTGGCGTTCCACACTGGTAGACTCCTCCATCATTCTGGAGAGTCGTATTCTCCCAAGAACCCGCATGTCAGAGGAGTGTAGCCGTGAGAACAGCGCTTTCGCAAAGCATGAATATCGAGTTCCCCATTTTTAGGCTTTGACAACTCTGGTAGCGTAACCGACCGTCAACAGAAAAAGAGCCCCCTACCTGCGGTAACAGGCAGAGGGCGGTACACCTGAAAGGGCCAGGTGCATGAAGATTCTATCCCCGATTTTTGCAGCAACGGCAGGGACAGTCGCAGTCGGAGGGTTGTCGTTCGCGCTCTCGTTCACGGCGCTGTCCGACCTCGCAGTCAACAACGGTGTTCCGGCTTGGCAAGCGTGGATGCTGCCTCTCGTCATCGACGGCGGTGTCATCGTTGCGACGGCGGCGACCGTGGCGCTCCGCAGGCACAGTTGGTACGCCTGGACCCTGCTGATCTTCAGCTCCCTCGTGTCGGTTGCTGGAAACGTGGTCCACGCGCATCCGCACGGCGCTGTGGCGATGGTGCTGGCGTCCATCCCGCCGCTCTGGCTCCTGGCTGCGACTCACCTGACCGTGATGCTGTCCCGGCAGCGTTCGGGAAACGAGGCTGTTCCGGTGGCAGCGGAATCGCTGCATATCCCGAACGCAGCTTGACTGCACCCGACCGGGAACGGTGTATCGACGTATGCGAATACGTGCATATGTCAGATACGAAAAAAGACCCCCACCCCCGAAGGGGTGAGGGCCATAGGCTCAACGGATCTGGTTCCGAGTGTCGAACAGGTACGGGCCTGTGATGACCTCACAGGAGATCAGCTCCCCGGTAGGTCGCTCGACTTCGCAGACCTTGCCGCTGTACGTCCACTTCTCGACCTTGTCGATCTCAGGGTAGACAACCCTCTCGATACCAGTCGCCTGAATGAGCTTCGAGCAGCCCGCACAAGGCTCCCGCGTGATGTAGAGGGTGGCTCCGATGAGATCCTCTCTGTCGCAGTAGAGCAGGGCATTGGCTTCTGCGTGGACAGCAACGCATTTGCCTGGGCCTGCGTCATACCCAGTAACACCAGGAACAACTCCCGCTGCCAGGCGTCGAGGACAGGAGGCGCAACCATCCCGTCCAGTCGGCGCACCGTTATAGCCCGTCGCACGTACTCGTCTGTCTTTGACGACGACAGCACCGACCTTGCTCCTTTCGCAGTCAGATCTCTGGGCCGCTGCCGTGGCGATCCCGAGGAAATACTCGTCCCAATCAGGTCTCATCGAGCACCGTCTCCAGGTTCGGCCAGCAGTAGTGCTTGATGCCGCAGTCGTCCAGCAGCACGACCTCTCCGTCTTCCGAGAAGCTCAGAAGCTGCCCCTGTGCAACCGCCAGGGGGTCGTGTGACAGGACCGTCTTGACCTGCTTACCAAGGAGAGCGCACATCTCCTCCTTCCAATCAGGCCGGCTCAACGGTCACCACCTTCAGGCGGTTCAATATGGCCTCTGCCAATTCATCCTTCTCGAAGGAGTAGAACAAAATTCCGGTGTCGTCTATCCCGTTGAGAATCTCGGTGAAGACCTGGTTCTCATCAAGGATCGTCGGTACGACTTTGATGTTGACGGTTCCTGCGAATGCCATGTGTTCTCCTAGAAGAAGATGGGAAGGCCAACGGGGTTGCCCGGCATAGGCATGAAGATCACACCGTTAGGGCCGTCGTCGGACGGGGATGAGGAGCCGCCGCCCTCGCAGCCAGAGACTCCGAAGGCGATGGCGATTGCAGCGACGATTGCTGCGATGAGCTTCTTCACGATGCTCCTTTCGGCTTGCGGAGGCCCATAGCTGTGGACCACTTCCGCTTGGGTTTTGGTGGGGGCTCGTAGATGTAACGCATGTCGAACGAGACGCTGTAACTGACGTCGTCCAGCAGCCTGCCGCTGTGGGAGTACGCTGAGTAGAGGTAGTCGTACTTCGCGTCGACACGTGGCGGGCTCGTCAGCACGAACTTGGACCCGTGCATCTCGACGTAGTAGCGCGCGGGTAGCTCTGGATCCTCGTAGACGCGGAGAATCTCGTTCAGAACTCACTCCCATCGCTGTAGGCGTACGAGAGCTCCTCTTCGAGTGAGGAGACCTCGGTGAGGAGGTCGTCGTTCTCAGACTGGAGACGGCTCACTTCTTCCCGCAGGGACTTCTCCGTCATCACCAGGTTGAAGATGTCGTGCTCCTGGTCGTCCACACGCTCGTCCAGCCGCTCGATCTCGTCGGCCTGATCCTTCAGCGTGCGGATCAGATCAGCGAAACACCCGTGGACAGAAGCGAACCAGTCGGCGTCAGCCTCTTCCTCGAACGAGGCTACGAAGACATCGCTGCCGTCTTCTGCGCATGCCTTGACCAGGAATCGCTCAGCTTTCGGAGCGGTTTCGCCCTGGTCCACGACCACGTAGAAACGGTCCTGCGCCCCTGTGGTTTTCGCCCATTCTTGGTAAATGAAGTCAAAGAACTCGTCATTCTCCATGAATCTTCTCGTACTCCTTTCTGAACTTGCTGGTGAGAACTGTTTGGAAGTTGCGGGTCAGGTACCCGACGTTGTATTCGAGTTCCCCTGGGTGGTTCCAGGTTTCGGGGTCTTCCATGTAGGCGAGTTGGAAGCGCTCTCCCATAATCCAGACCTCAACCGTGCGAATCCTGGTTGGCAGAGCTAGAAGCTTGCCGACGCCTTCCTCGTAGAACTCCGCTGTGAGCATCACTTCGGCCCTTCGATGGCGAGCTGGGCTCGGATGGCAATCGCCTCCGTGGTGATCGCGTGCATGTTGTGGTAATGGTGCTCCCGAACCGTCTGTCGTAGCGTGTGATCGAACATCACAACCGCCTCTCGGTTGCGCTTCAAACTCCGCACGAAGTCCGACTTGGCCTCCCGCAGAATGAGATCCAGCCCCACAGCCCAGACCGCTTCATCCGTAACCACCTGGTGCATGACGAACCGCTCCCCTAGCGGGTACGTCTGAACTACCATCAGTACCCCCGAGGAGGGTCAGCCTCGGCCAAGGCACGGAAGAAGTCCGAGACGTGGTTGAAGTACCGGGAGTCCTCGCCCCACACGATCTCGATCTCAGACCAGGTGTTGGTGACTGTGTATTCCGAATAACCAGACCAGCATTCGTGGACGGTGATGTTCGGGTACCCAGGTCGGTAGCCCCATTCATTCCCATCGAGCAACATCTGAATCGACCGAACCAGAGTCGGATTCGTCTCGGTGTAAGTGACATACCCATGTCGATCCGACCCCGAAGGGGCCGGCGACCCATACCAGTCATCGAAGTCTGTGCGTGATTCGTTCCTCATATTCCTCCTTTTGTTCGTTGTCAAGTGCGGGCCACCAAAGATGCCCGCTTAAGCCGCCAGCTCCGCTGAAGGCGCTCCCCGCAACAGGTACGGGTCAGTGATGGATTCGAGCTCGTCCTCTTTGACGTAGAGGGAGCCCCACGAACGACCTCCGACCTCTGGGTCGGTGCCGATGGTGACAGGACCCATGACCTCCGTCATGATTCGACCGATCTCGTTCGCCATGTCATCAGCCTGCTCAGCAGGCAGCGATGCTAGAACCTCGTCGTGGATCGGAAGACGAAGGTACGGAGTGAATCCCGCTTCGTGCAGCCTCACCAGCGCCTTGCCGGTCACGTCTCGGCTCGTGCTCTGGATCAGGTAGTTGAGCGCCGAGTAGGACCGTGAGGGGTCCACCGGCAGCCGACGACCCATCGGCGTCATGATGTATCCCTGGACGCTGGCAGATTGACCGACGCGGTCAGCGAGCTGAGACACCTTCGGGTATGTCGCTGCGAACGCCGCGAGAACCTTCTTCGCCAGGTCCACGGTGATGTTCGCTTGCTCCGCAAGGGCTTTCGGACCTCCCCCGTACACCGTGAGGAAGTTCGCCATCTTGCCGACCTTGCGGTCTACCTCCGCTGCGTCAGCGGTCATCTGGTGCAGGTCGAGTTCCTTGGCGAATGCCTCCAGCATCGTCGGGTCCTTCGACAGCGCCGCCAGGACGCGGAGCTCCTGCGTCTGGTAGTCCACCGACGCCATCAGGTGGCCGTCGTCAGCCAAGAAGCAACGGCGAACCATCCAATCGCCAGAGGGCAAGGTCTGAGCGGGGATACCAGTAATAGACATCCGGGCTGTACGGGCGCGGAGCGGATTTATCGAGGCATGACAACGGTCTGCCCCGTCTCGGCTGTCGAGGAACTTCTGGACCCACGTCTTGCGCCACTTGCCAGCCTTCTTCCCTTCGATGATCGCCTTCGCCAACTGCGTGGCTGGGAGATCGGGGTCTCCCTTGACCAGCTCGTTCAGCAGTACCTTGTCGACCTTGGGCTGGCCGCCCTCGGTGCGGGCCTTGATCTTCACGCCCAGCTCCATCAGAGCTGCGCCCACCTGCTGTGGGGAGTTGATGTTCTCCAGGCCCAACTCCAGGGCCTTCTCCTTCCAGGCGTCCTCCTCACCTACGAGGCGAGCGGAGAGCTGCTGGGAGTAGTCCACGTCCAACAGGAAGCCTGTACGTTCGATGTACGAGCAGATCTCAGCCAGCTTGTGCTCGTACGGAACCAGGGCCTTGGACTGCCCAGGCACCAGCGGTAGAAGCGCCTGTAGCAGCCGTGCAGCCAGGATCGGGTCCATACCGCCGTAGAGGTTGAACCGCTCGTTCCCGATGAGCTCTGGGACCTTCCAGATCTTCGCCTTCGTCGTCTTGTGCTCCTTCGCCAGGTCGGCCATGAGCGTCTTGACGTTGTCGGCTACGTCGCGGTCGATGTATCGCCGCGTGAGGTCTTCCAGCGCTTGCCCGATTCCGCCTTCGTCCTTGCCCCGTGGGTCGACCAGGTGAGCCAGGATCTTCGTGTCGATGACCTTCGGCCACAGCGTGTCCATCGGCAGATCGAGGGTCTTCTCGAACACCTGGAGGTCGAACGACGCGTTGTGCAGCACGAACCTCTCCACCGCGTTGATCGCGATGCGGACATCGTTGGCGAATGCCGGCCCCTTCTCGACCGGCACCACCCATGCTTCGTTCGGGTTGCCGAACTGCACTGTGCGGCAGCGATACCCGTCGAGGTAGATGTCAAGCCCCGTCGTCTCGGAGTCGAGACCCAAGAAGCGGAGGTTGCCTCGGATGAAGTCCCTGAAACCCTCCAGATCCTCCTCGTACTCCACGACGTTGATGACGACTGGTTGACCAGCAACCGCGCTCCGGATCTCTTTCATGCTCCTCCTTGAGCTATGCCGCTTCCTTCAGACGCTTGGCCGTCGTCTTGAACAGATCGAGCACTTGCTCCGTAGTGGCGTGGGTGTCGTTGAAGTGGTACAAGTCGTCGTAGTACAGATCGCTCCGGAGGGGTGCAGTCGACCCGTACATCGCCTGTAGCGCCGAGTCTGGGAGGTCCTTGACGAGCTCCTTGACCACCGGATGCAACTTGCCGCCGTAGTAGAACTCTTCGTAGCGGGCCTTCTTGAGCTCCTCCTCACCGATACCTGCCACGCCGACAGCGCCGAGCAGGCAGACCTCGCAGGTCTCTGGGTCGATCAGGATGCCCGTGGTGCGGCCTCGTGCCGCCATCTCGTCGTGGGCCTTCTCTACGATCTCTGCGATCTCAAGGTTGTTCATGATCCTCCTTTGGTGTGGTAGATCCCTCGGACGATCCGAGAGACGGTTGCGGGATTCACGTCGTACGCCTCGGCAATCTGCCTCTGCGACAACCCTGCTCGGTACAGCTCACGGACGCTCGACACTTCGCTGTCGGTCAGCTTCGGTCGATTGCCCTTACCCGCAGCAGCCGCTTTCAACTGCGAGTTCTCTGAAACCAGCTCCCGCACAATGACGTTGAGCCGGTTGAGCAGGTCAGCTACCTCCCGCACGTCAGCCATACGGCTCCTCTGGAATATCGGAATAGGTGTTGGGAGCGACCTGCCGTAGCTGCTTCAGCAACTCCCCTGCCAGCTCCCGAATCTCGGCGTCCGCTGCCGTGTGCCACCGCTGCTTGATCACGTTGCGCCACGCTCGGTGATTGCCGGTGACGACCATCGGTGAGTTGGTCATGTTCGGCAGGACAGCTCGTGCCGCTTCACGAGCCTGCTTGCGGGGCAATCCCCGCACACCGGACAGGTACCTGACGATGGCCTCGTACGAGCCGACTGCGTATTCCACTGCGTCCCGGAGGATCTCTCCGGGGATCTCACCCATGCACTCCTGAATCGCAGGAGGGACATGAACCCCAAGCTCAGTGGGGTCGACGTACCGCTGCGACACCACGCTGAAGCTCAGGTGGCGATGCCGCTCCAACTCGGTCAGGACGGACCGGCTGGCCTCGATGTAGAACGTGGCGCTAGCGTGCTCCAGGACGCTCTCGTGGCCGACTTCGAGGATGTGTGCCAGGTAGTCCTTGTTCTCCCGTGTGGCGGGGTTTGGGCGGTCAAAACTGCGGTAGCAGTTGCGCCCTGCGAACTCAGCGAGCTCGTCGGCGTCTCGCTCCCAGTTCTCAGCCCTCTCGTCCAACCACCGCGTGCGGTAGCCAGCGCTCGACAAGATGGCTTCGTCGTTGACGATGGTGTAGGCGACCAGTGCAGCCTTCATGCATCTCCTTTCTCGGAGCCCCTCCCCGAAGGGAGGGGTTGTCCGTTGTCAAGTGTCAGTCCGTAGGAAGCCAGACCACGTCCTTGTTGCTGCCCTTCGGCGGGAACCATCCGTGCCAGAACTTGCCGTTCTTGGTACCGGACTTGTACTCGTACGAGCTGTCCGGAGCGGGCGGGGTGCCGGGAGGCGGCTGCTTCGCAGCGGCAGGCTGACCCTTGCGGCCACCGCCGCCACCGTTGCCACCCGAAGACGGAGCACCGCCACGGTAGAACTCAGCGACCTTCTTGGTCTTCGCCATCAGCGCCTGGAGAGCGACGTGATCGTCCAGGATGTCGTTGGCCTCCTGAACCGAGTTGGCGTGGATAACGATCCACGACGCGTCGAACCCAGCGGCCTCCTTGAAGGTCAGAACGACCTTGCCCTCATCGCTCTTGTTGATCACCTGCACGGGTGGCGCAGGAGGCTTCTGAGCCTCGGGAGGGGTGGTGTCCCACGGGCTGGTTTCCTGCGCCGGGGGCGGCGCGACAGGCTGCTCGGGTTCAGCCGGTCCAGTAGCCCAGGGATCGTTACCGGGGAGTGTCATGTGTACCTTTCGTTGTTGTGTTGCTACCTAGCGAATCGGGCAAGCGCCCGACGCACACTCTTCGTCCACGCCGTCAGCGATGGACTTTGCTGTGGCTGCCTCGTACTCAGCCTTGGTGATCCGTTCGTACGGGGCCTGCTCGAACGACTTCTCGGGGAAGATCGTTGAGCCCTTGATGAGCCCGCTGAACCTCTTGAGCTGGTCAGAAACGTCTTCCGGCGTGTACTCGTCGGGGTCTACGTTTGCGGTGAACGAGACCGCGTTATCGGCCCAGAGCATCTGGTACATCGCCTGGAACGCCAGCATCTCGTTGAGCGACAGCTCGTCTGCCGACTCGACCACATCCTCAGCGTCACGCCCGTAACGGTCGACAACCTGTTGCACCAGAGTGTCCTTCGTGGGGATGGTCACGACCCATGTGTTGGCCGCGTACTTGTCCCGCTCGACGTGGAACCCGTCTGCCGCATACTGCGAGCAGGTGAGGAACTGGTCATCGTCCAACTCCGAGAACCGAATACGCCGGTTGAAGTACCGGGCGAAGATCGGGTGGATACCCTCAGACACACCCGGCATCTTGGCGATGGTCCCCGTAGGCGCGACCGTGCGCTTCTTCACCGGCACCGGGATACGCAACTGGTGTGCATAGTCCTCCGCAGCCTCATCGACGGTCTTGGCGAGACCCCGCAGCATGTCCTTGAAGTTCCGGTTCGTCGGAGCCTCCGAGTAGCGCTGGTTGCGGAGTGCCAGGAACGACGCCACGCCCAGGTGGCCGACACCGATACGCCGGTTGCGGTCCAAGACCTCTCGCGACTTCGGATCTGCGACAGGCGAGAACGTCGCCCGCATCAGGAACCTGGTGATCAGCCTGTGCGCCCGCACGAGGTCGATGTAGTCGATCCTGCCGTTGTCCTTGACGAACGCCGCCAGGTTGACGTGACCCAGGTTGCACGGCTCCCACGGTTCGAGCGTGATCTCACCGCAGGGGTTCGTACAGACAACCTCGTTGGGCTCACCGACGTTCGACAGCGAGGAGTCCCACATCCCCGGTTCGCCGTTGCGGACGGCTCCCTCAGCGAGGGCGTTGAGGATGCGGTTGTTCGGGCCTGCCCAGCCCTCCTTGGCCGCAATCCAGAACTCTTCATCGACCTCGACCGAGATGTTCGTCGTCCAGTGCTTTCCTGACGCCGACTTGCAGTTGATGAACTCGTAGATCTGAGGATCATCCCAGCGCATCATCGACATGCGAGCCGACCGGCGAACACCCCCGGCCACCACACACTGAGCGATAGCGTGGTCGATCTCCATCGCACCGATACCTGTCAGGCACCCCCGGCTGGGGATGGACCGGAAGTTCGCTCCGAACGGCTCGACCTTGTTCCCGGCATCGTTCATGACGCTGGCGACACCGAGCAGCATCTCTGCCAACGGCAGCGGACCCGAAGCCGTGCCTCCGAACGTCTTGAGCTTCGCGCCGGCCTGGCGCACCCGAGACACGTCGTAGACGCGGTTCTTGTGCAGCACCACCGCTGTGTAGAAGGTGTCGATAAGGTCGACCAGGGCTGCCGCCCAGCCTTCACGGGAATCCTCGATGACGAAGGCCCCAGCCCAGTCGGCGTCGTACTCCGACGAGAGCACACCGGCTGCCTTCATCGCCTCGTAGTCCGGATGCTCCGGATCGCAGACGATGTGGACTTCCAGCTCTTGGTAGACCTGGGGGTAGTTGCGGAGGTACTTGTTCGAGTAGTTGGCTCCGACCCCACCGCCTTCCATGAGGCGCATGAACGTGAACTGGAAATGGTCGGACGGCTTGTGGGTCCAGCCCGCGACCCAGCAGTTGAACAGGTGCTGTGCGTTCTTCACACCCGACGCCCACAGATGTCGACCGCCAGGGATGATCTTGAACTCCGTCATGAGACGGATCAGCTCTTCGCGTTCGTCTTCTTGGTGGTATCGCGGATCGACAAGCGCGAGATTTCCATCAACGACTCGTTCAACAGTCTCAGGCCAAGACTCTCGGCTACCGTCAGGCTTGGTTCGTGAGTAGGTTCGGTTGTAAACCAGCTCTCCAGTTGGCCCCCACTTGATTTCGTCAGTCACGCAGCTCCTTTCGCGTACTTGCCGCCGACGTACATCTCCAGGTCTTCCTGCGGCCAGTTCTGGAACATCATCGGCTTTTGCTTCGGAAACGCCTCTGGCACAAGCTGACTCCGGTACATCTCGGAGCCGCCCATGCCGTTGAACGTCGCATCGAGGATGCTCAGCATCAGCCCTCCGACTTCAGTCGAGGGTCCGTCGCCGCAGCAGCCCTAAAGATCGCCATCGTTTCTCCCTTCCAGGCCCCACTGGGCCATTTCCTCGAACATGTCCATGCCGTCGTAGTAGTCGGCATCGTCGTACAGCCGGTCCATTAGCCCCAGCCGATCCCCTGGTGATTGGCGAACGAATCGAAGTCGAAATCGTTGCCTTCGTAGTGGTCCTCGGTGCTCACCTGGCCCCGAGTCCCCGGTCCGTCATCGCGGGTTGCGAACTGGACCCTTGCGCTCTGGTTCATCGCCTTCGTGAGCGCTTCCAGCCCCCGGCTGAGCTGGTTCTTACCCGACTTCGTGGACGGCACTTCCTCATCCGCGTACCGGCTGATGATGGCCTCGACATATTGCGGGGTCTTGACGACGAGCTTCTCCAAGCCCTCCATCAGGTCGACCACAGCAGCGTCGAATCCATCGACCTTAGTCGTGAGAACACCACGCTTGAGCAGGTTCTTCACGTCTTCCACGGCGTAGGTGTACGAGCCTTTGTAGTGGTCGTAGTCCGTCCGCTCCTGACTGGCGATCTGGTGGCCGATCCCGACGATGGCGCGGTACTGTGCCCGACTTTCCATCTCGGAGACCTTCTCCAGGGTGCTCTCGCGAGCCAGAAGGTGTGCCCAGATCTCCTGCTCCACGTCCTCCTGCTCAACGATCCCCGGCCACTGGAAGGCGACGGATTTCGCCGCCCTCCGAATGACTGGTGCTAGTTCGTTGTCCGTTGTCAAGTAACCTCCCAAGTGAAACCGTCGACCGAGAACTTGCCTCGGACGATTTGAATTGGCTTGGCCTGGACGTGCTGACCTTCCACGGTCAGTAGCCCAAATCCCTGCTGCCAGTTGGCAGTTCCACCCTTGAGGTAGGTGGCCTGCCGCATGTCCATCAGGTTGCCGACTTCCAGACCTGTGACGATCTTCGAGTTCTTGCCCCGAGCACCGTAGGTGTAGCTCCCCAGCCCAAGCCGATGGGTGTGGCCCATGACGATGGAGTAGAGCGTCTTCTTCGCCGCGTTGAGCGCGGTGTTGCCTGCGATGGGAGACAGCCGGATACCGCCACGGTGCCCGTGTGTGGACAGCCATCCAGGGGCGATGTCGTAGAACTCCGGAAGGAGCTCGACGCCGAACCCGTCGAAGTCCAGGAGCTTCTCGAAGTTGAACATCTCCGTGCCCGCCAAGGCCGGTGCGTTCTTCTCCAGGTACACCCGTGGACGTTCATCGTGGTTGCCCTCGTGGACACCCACAGGACCGTCGTAGACCGCCCTCAGCGGCTCCAGGAAGCGCTTTTTGCACTGCTCGGAGTCTCGGTACACAGAGCCCTCGAACTCGGCCCTGGAGCCTTCGCTCCACCTGGACGGCTGAGGGTAATCCATCAGGTCCCCGATGTGGATCACCTTGGTTGGCTGGTAGTCACCGATGAACCGGATGACAGCCTTCAGAGCTCGACGGTCGTCGTACGGGATCTGCGTGTCGCTGATGACGACGATCTGCTCTGTCACTCGTCAACCACAACCTCTCGGAAGAGGCCTTGAGGCTCCCGCTCGGGCTCCTCCTCGACCTCATCCCAGCACTCAGCGTCGACCCACGGTTGTTCGTTGTAAAGTCGCTCACCCAGGCCGGCGTAGCCTGCGATGTCTACGTACGAGTCCCGGTGGTACCCGAACTTGGCGCGTGAGACCTTCAGCAGGACCATCAGATTCACCACGTCGTGCGGTGTCAGCTCCTTGCCGACGTACGCAGACCACATACCCGCGATGCGCTCGAACGACTCGGTAGCCTCGCCGTACTGCTGCTGTCGCTCGCCGTTGATGAGGCGCTCAGCCTCCTGGAGAATCGTCTCCGTCACTCGATAACCTCCGTGAAAGGTCCGCTCCATCCGTCACTCGCCGCTCGACCATCCTCTCGGACCCAGGTCTTGCCGTTGTGCTGCCAGAGCTTCTCGTCTCCGTCCCTGAGCGTCAGATGCGTCGGGATGTACACCAGGTACTTCCACGTCTGTGGTGCCCGGCAAGAGCTGTCAGATGGCTTCGACACGGTCGTGTGCATGACCTTGTCGTTGGCTTCCTGAGACATCGCCTGCATGAGAAGCGAGGGGAAGATCGACGGCTCCGTCTTCACACCGAAGGCCCACTCACCCTCGTTGAAGATCGCAACCCGCTCGTCGTCGTCGTAGACGTAGAGCTTCCCGTCGAACTCATCGAAATTGTTGCCATCGACGGGATAGTCCTCACCGTCTTTGAGCATGACGAGAATCTCGGTCACAGTTCTCCCCTCTTCAGGCTCATGTACAGCAGGCCCAGGTCTTCCAGCGCGTCCTCAGCCTCGCTCTCGCTGATCACGAAGAACCCGTTCGCATACGTGATGGTGGTCGGAGAGACTGTCCAGTAGCCGTCGTCGCGCCACGTGTCCTTCTCCGCGATTGCGATGATCTTCTCTCCTACCTTCAGTTCGAGGCGGGACGAGTTGACATCCTCGATGGTCACCGGGGTCTCGGTGACGATGGTTCCCAGCTTCCGTTTATCGCTCATGCTTCCTCCTCTTCCAGTGATTGAGCGAGCGCCGCAAGGTATTCCCCAGCGCTAGCGCGTACCAACGCCGCCAAGGCGTGTTCCTTGTCGGGTGCGACGACCTGAATCAACACCTGCGCTCCGTCCTCGAAGTGGACGGTCATGTCGATCACGAGCTGGTCCTCGTCTTCGTCCAGACCGAAGGGGTCTTCTCCGGTCAGGAAGGCCAGCGCCTCCTGGCCCAGGTCCAGCTCCAACTGGTCATCATCGTCCGCGTGGACGTAGTCGTGGATTGCGTCCAGATTCACCTTCTTATCCTTTCCAGCAGAGCGGATCGACCGCCCTGTCCCATCACTACCGAGTTCACGTCTTCTCCTTCCGGCATAGGGATCACCTTGGCTCCAGGAATCGAACTCGCCACTTTCTCAGCGAAATCCATGCCCGGTGGATCTCCGTCCGCGAACACATACACATCGCGGTAGCCCAAGAACAGCTCCCGCATGTAGGGCTTCCATGTCTGCACCCCAGGCACCCCAACGCTGGGAATCCCACACAGATGTGCTGTGATGCAGTCGATTTCGCCCTCGGTGATCGCTACCTCTGGACTGTGCTTGATCAGCGCCAGAGTGTTGTACAGCCACGGTTGATCACCGGCAACCGTGAGGTACTTCGGCTTCTCGTTGTCCAGTCGACGGAACCTAATCGAGACGACCTGCCAACGGGATTCGTACGACCACCGTAGGTACGGGATCGCCAGCATCCCTCGATACATCTCATGACCAGGGAGTGGATCTCCCACGTACCCGAGCATGAACCTGTCGATTTCGGCTTGAACTTCCGGAGAGGAAGTCACTAGGCCGCGTGTCGCCAAATACTCTTCGCCTGGACTGCCTGGGAGGCTGAGCCTGTACCGATCCGTCGCTTCCCTCAGAAAGTCCTTCTGCGATTCGCTTAGCCTCTGCAAATGTCACCCCCTCCCTTTCTCTGATGAGCTTGATGAGATCACCTTTCACACCGCACACAAAGCAGTTGAAAGCGTTGTACTGCACCGAGATTGATGCAGATGGCTGCTCGTCCCCGTGGAACGGACACAGACACGATTGCCACCGAGACGCCGAGATCTTCGGTGGCTCCCAGTCGGGGTAGTACCGCTTGATCAGCCGGACAATCGGGGCGTCACTCATGTCAGGCCGGCCACTCCTTGAGCAGCGACTCGATCAGGTTTGACAGGGTGTCCCAGATCGTGTGCGTGAGCTCGAAGCCGTCCGAAGACCTGTACTCCACCAGTACAGTCTGCTCCTCGTAGGCGCACGTCGTGCAGTACCCGCCGTAGTAGGTGTCCTCCGTGACCGTGAGGACCTCGGCAACGTCGGTGACTCCCTCTTTGATCAGGAGTTGCTTGAACGCTTCCTTGAACGCTTCCTGAAACAGGCTGTTGCTCAAAGGTTCTCCTTCAGAGTCTTCTTGACTGCCTTCCGCTCCTTGCGCTCGTTCACGAGCTCGGTCTTGCCGGTGCGACCGGCCTTCCTCCGCGCCTCGGGACTGACCGTGATCAGCCCGTTGCCGTTCGGCGCACTCATAGGTCCCGGCATGTTTCCTCCTTGTCCGTTGTCAAGCGGCTTTCAATTCGATAGGCGCAATACGCCTTCCGATCACTGCGATGGCTGGCGGGAACTTCAGGTAGTCCGCCCCGCGCTGGAACGCCTCGGGATCGTCCCTGAGATGCCCCACAACGTCTCGGTTACACGGTCCGCAGAGAAGACCCCTGACGAACCCTGTGTCGTGATCATGGTCAACTGAGAGCTTCTTTCTCCCCTTCCCCGTGGCTCGTCGGCAGATGTAGCACTTCCCGCCCTGGAACTCGTAGATCTTCCAGTACTCCTCGGCGGTGATGCCGTACTTCTCCATCAGCCTGCGTTCCCACGCAGCGTCTTTCGTTCTGGCCTTGCGAGCCCGTTCGTGCGTCACACATCTCTTGCCCGGTACCGGCTTGCCGGCCTTTGTGGTGGCCGGCTTCCGGATCGTCGTGATGCCCTCTTCTATGCAGTCCTTGCACTCGACCTTCTTAGCTGGCACTGTTGTTGTCTCCACTCAACAACCACCAGATGAGCATCACCAGGGCGTAGATCGTGATCAGCACGAACGCGGCCTGTTGGTCAGTCATCGAACAACCACCCCAGATATCCCACGCCTGCGATGATCAACGCGATAGCCACAACCTCGATGAGAGTGTTGGTCACGTCGTCATACCTCCGACCCACAGCCGTGAGATCGCCTTCACAGCACGGGAAACCGGCTTCGTGACAACCTCGGTCGGCTCTTGTCCGTTGTCAAGTTCGAGCTCGATAAAGGCTACTTCGAGCCCGAACACGTTGAGCGACAACTTCATCGGAGGTCAACATCTGGGACGACGACGGAGGGCTTGAACGTGACCCGGTAGAAGTCTTCGGAGACGTGAGCGCCTTCGACCTGCTCCATGAAGTAGGAGACGTTGTCGGATAGGCCCAAGAAGTGCTTCTTGATCCCGTCCTTCGTCTTGCAGGTCACGTCGAGCTTCTTCGACGCCGTGTCAGCGTTGATCGAGCACCGGCCCTGGATCTCCAGCAGGTACTTGTCGGTGATGCCGTTGAAGAACACGATCCGGCGATTGATCTCGAAGTTGTCAGCGGCCTTCGAGACGTTCTCCGAGGCTACGTCGGCGTCGTTGACGCCACACGCAGACAGGCCGACCGCGAGGGCTCCTGCTGCGATGGCAGTTGAGATGAGTTTCTTCATGGTCCTCCTTACAGTGGATCTGTGATTTGCATTGTGTCTCCGACGAAGTCGAGCGTGGCGAAGTCTTGACCTGACGGGTCCGACTTGCCCCCTCGATTCTTCACCGTGGAGACGTTGAAAGCGTCCGGACCGTAGTCGTTGGTGATCCGGTGCAGCGTCAGCACCATCTCAGGCACACGCCCGATCTGGCCTTTGATGCCGTTCAGAGGGATGGGAACGTTGCCGTTGTTGAAGTCTCCCTTCACGTGGTGCAGCGCGGCCACACACGACGCCGTCTGGCGTCCCATGTCGTGGAGGTAGTCCATCAACCCTTCCAGGCCCGAGAACGGGTCGTCCTCGTTGGCTCCTCCCTCGATGCGGATGTTCGTGATGTTGTCGATCACGGTCAGCGCCGGATACTCGCCATACTTCTGTGCGAACGCTTCCAGCGGGTCCTCGATCTGGGTCAGCGTCGGGGATGCGTCGTACTTGAACATCACCTGCGCCTCCTCCAGCGCGTACAGCGCCTCCGGTTCCAGGGACTCCTCGCGGATCTGCCGTGCAGACTTCTCCATCGTCATGCCTGTCAGGATCGACACGGAGCGTGTGAGCTGCGTGAAGGCGTCCGAGTCCGCAGAGAAGTACAACGTGGGAATGCCGGCCTTGAGCGCGTACGTCAGCGCGAACGCCGACTTGCCGATGCCTGGAGCTGCACAGATCAGACAGAGCTGACCACGTAGGAGCCGAGTTCCCTTGCTCTCCAGCGTCTCCCACACCGTGGGCAGCGGATCGCCTGCCGAGCCTTTGATGTAGAGCGACTGTCTAGGCGTGTACATTCACGTCCTCCAGATTGATATGAACGCAGCAACCATCGCAGCTGCGAGCACCAAACATGCAAACGCCAGCAACCCTGCAAGTGCCCACCCGATCAAATCCCCTGGTGTCACGATTCCTCCTAGTTGAGATCCACAGGCGTCTTCTGCGTCCAGCTCATGCGACCTGCACACCCGCATCGTGGATCGGCACACCGCGATCCTTCGCGTCGGTCTCCTGGTCGAGGGCCTTCTGCATCGCGTGTGAGAGCTGTGGACCAACCGGCAGCCCGAGCTCCTTGGCGATCTGCGGACCCTTCATGCCGTTCCGGAACATCCGAAGGACCCCGCCCGTCTCGTGCGGAGCGTCGTCGGCGTAGAGAAGCTCGCGCTCTGCCGGGTCATCAAAGTTCGTCTTCGTCGCAGTCATCTATGTCTCCTAGCTCTGGTAGTGGGATGGTTACTCGTGTGCCGTCTGGGAATCTCACGGCGATGTCTCTGTCAACTCCGTGGTGCCGTGTGCCATCCATGTCCAACCACGAATGCTCTGCGGCCCTTCGCTTCTCAGCCGCCGCGAACCTGAACGCTGCTTGCTCTGTCGGGAACGGGTAGGACGAAGGACCGTTGAGCCGGTCCAGTCGCCCCATCTCCACGAACCAATACTCAGCTTCCGTGCTGAGTGGAAGGTCCTTCTTGTACGTTGTCAAGCGTCACCCCATAGAGAATTGACACGACGCCGAAACGTCGCAGAACCGACACTTGGACGGTTCAGGGTCCGGCTCGAAATTCTCAGCCTGGATGTTGGCTTCGAGATCGTGGAACATCTCGGTCACACGCTCGACAGTCCAATCGCTCAAATCGTAAGGGAATGTGGCCTTTCCGGATTTACCGAGCCAGAAATCCCCTTCCATTACATCGACGCCGAACATGAGCTGAAGCGCAACGCGATACACGCCGAGCTGGAAATCGTCCGACGGTGCCTTTCCGGTTTTGTAATCGCGAACCCTTAGTGCTGTCGAGTCTTCCGGATCGTCATCTTCGACCACGTCAAGGACTGCGTCGATGAAGCCCTTGACCGGAACCCCGTCCAGGTCGATGTCAAACGCGATCTCAGAGCCAATCTCACCGTTCGGTGTAGTCCAGAATCGCTCCTCCGGATGCTTCTCGTTCCACCGGAACCACTTCTCGATCTGCTCCAGGCCGAGCTTGAAGCGTCGTTCGATGTCAACCTTCCCACCGTAAGGTCCGGAGCGGGACCAGAACTGCACGTTGGGGGTGTCTTTGCACATCTCGCCGATGTCTCTGTCGTACTCCCGAGCAAACAGGGCCTGAGCGTCCTCCAGAGTCATCGAACCCTTCGACTTAGCCACTTGGTCCAGGACCTCGTGAAGGGCCGTTCCCTGGGGCAGCCAGGCGGCAGGCCGGCTCCATACGCGCTCGATGCGTGCCAGCCAGTAGGAGTACGGGCAGAGTGAGTATTGGTTGTACTGGGAGACGCTTCTGTGCCGTACCTCCTTCGTCATGCGACTCCTTCCAACTTGTCATGTGTCCGGATGTAGACCGTAGCTTCGACGGTTCCTCCGTCGTACGCCTGATCTTCGAGCAGAGCCCATTCCGTCTGGGTGAATCCGTGGGTGCTGAAGTACTGGCTGACAGGTGCATAGTCCGGACCGAACAGGTCGACTCCTACACTCCTGTGGACCAGTACCTTGGTGGCCTCATCGGTCGTGATCGTGGCTACGAACAGCCGCCCTGGGATGTGGATAAAGAGACGTGGGATGGATACTGCGGGCGAAGACGAGCGTGCCACGAGCAACCTTTCTTATGGCTCTATTTTGGGGTATACCCATATGTTCATTCCTTCTTCAGTTATGTGAGTATGCTCGTTCTCACGCACGATTAAATTTCCGTCCTTTTCTTCCCTCGGTCGATAAGCCCAACCACCGTGGATATTGTCTTCGCACGGAGGAATTGCAGGGTCATACTCGACAACGAAGTCGCCCTCGTGCAGCTTGTTGTAAAAGCCCCGAAGCCTTTTGAGGATAATCTCTTTCATGCCGTCGCCGTTAGTCGCCATGTATTCGGCGTGGTGCCGCAACATGCGGTATTGGTATGCCTCCAGGTGACGACCTGATACTCCATTGAACGGCCACGCCTTAGCGATTACTTCTTGGCGCGGTGTGGGCGGGATGTACTTCTTGGCGATGAACGAGACTGCCTGACGTGTCTTTCCGACATGTCTGGCTATATCCGCGTATGTCCACCCGTAAGTGTCGCGGAGAATGCGAATTGGTTCAGGGGATAGCCCGTCAAGTTTGAGTAACTCGATCAGGATGGATTCTTGGTCTGTCATTAACACGACCCTCCTGTGAGATTGGCCTGTGCATGGTACGTGCCACTCGTACAGCTGACAACTTCATGTCTCCTCTAACGTCGGTGCGGACAGCACCTTTGCCCTCGTTTAAGCGAGGGCCAAATCATGACTCTTAACTGCGGCTTAGCGCAACCGTTACCTCGGGTCTCAAACCCCTGCTGGTGCTTGACAACTCCTTTCTGGGTTGTTCAGCGCGCGGTTCTCCCTTGGATATCTAGGCAAAGAATCCTGGTTTGCCTCAGCAGAACCAGTGTTTGCGACAGAACTTCGACTTGCTATCCTTCTCGTCTTCCTTTTTGCGGGAGTCGTCGTGCGAACGCTCTCTGCCTGCGGATTTAGGCTCACACGTGGGCAATTCACCGTGTGCTACATGCCATATTGAATCTGCTCTCAGCCCGCCATGCTCTGTGACATGTTTCTCAGATCTGGGAGTGCAGTCCCACGAGTCGGCACGGGCGGTAGCTGATCCGAAGAACAGGACGATGAGAGCTGAGAGGTAGACAGCCACTACCAACGCGAGCCATCGCGGAACCACTCAACCCTCCCTGCACTCCCGGCACCGACAGTGCTGGTCACCGCAGTCGTCGCCCTCTGCGTGCTCCTCGATCCACGTCGAGGCAGCGCGGCCTTCACCCAAGGCTTCGAGCAGGCCGGCGAGTGTCTCAACCTCCACACACGAGAGGTACGTAGCCACATCGGCGGCAAGCCAGCCGTCTGCCCAAGATGTCAGGAACGACCGAACCTCGTTCACCGTCAGCTTGTACTCCTGGATCTCCGTCATGACTTGCCCTCCTTCGCTGCCTGGAGCCCCGCGACGAATCCGAGCCTGAACATCTCTTCCAGGTGAGGGATGACGATCTCGGTGATGTGCTCTTCCATGTCTCCTGCCGGGTCATGCCACTTATCGCCGTCCCAGTACAGCGGGTACTCGCCATCAGACAAGTACCAACCCGGCCCAGACGAGAACTTCCAGTGCTGGTCGATGGACGGCATCTTGTCCTTGAGCTCAGCGGCCAGGTTCAGGTCGATCATCACTTCCCTCCGTAGACGTGTGCGATCAGCATCATCGTGGCGCGGTCGAGCCGCTCCTCGGCTTCAGCCAGCTTCGCCTTGAGCTCCCGCACGGTGAGGCGCTCGACATCGCGGGCAGTGAGCAGCGTCAACAGGTCAATGTCCAGTTCCATCGTGAAACCTCCTCAGTCGAAAGCGGATTCGGGAATGACGAGGATCGTTCCGATCTGCTTCCCGGCTCCCCAGAGCCTCGTCCGGAACATCGCATCGGTGGGGATGTACCCGCGCATGACATCTTCGGCAACCTCCTTGAGCGCGTCATGGATGTCTTTGCGTGAGCCGTGGCTGATGCTGATCTCGATCATGTTGCCTCCTATCGTCTGTAAACGGAGCCTCGCGGTATTCCCATGCGCTGCAACTCATTCTGGACTGTGTACAGAACGATCTTCTTCAGATCGTCACGTGCGGACCTCGCACCTACCAGGCCGAAGCCTCGTGCGTATTCCTCCAGGTCGAGCTCGACCACGAGGTTGATGACTACGCGGTCAGTTCTCTCGGTAGATGACGTATCCATCGTTCCACTCGACCCAGAAGCCCATGTCTACGAGCAGGTACTCAGCTTGGTGGACGTGCCACTCCAGCGTCTCCAGCAGGTCCTCCTGATCCAAGTCTGGATCGTCGTAGGCACGGTTCGCAGAGTTGATCAGATCGGTTGCACGGTCGCGCAATTCGGCGTCCGTCACCAGGTTAGACAGCTCTGCCACGTCTTCGAGGAACCGCATGTCCAACTCTTCCACCGTGTATGTGGAGGACCCATCACGGATGATGAACGGGGTGTTGTGGTGTGTGTCGGTCATGATGCTTCTTTCTCCTTCGCACGCAGTTCCATGACGGTTGCGAATCGGTCGATGGCGGCAGCCAAGAGCTGGTACTCAGCGTCGTCGTCCTTCGCGTGGTATGTGACCACGCTGCCCTTGCCTAAGCCGTCGTAGAGCGTGACGCTCTTGGTCTGCGGCAGCAGGAGGTGCTCGATGGTGACTTGATACCTCATACCTTGCCTCCTAGACGATTCCGACGAAACCAGCGCCAACCATGTTGGCTCGAACCTTCCGCGCCTCAGCGTCAGCCTCAGCGATGGCCTCAGCACGCCGCAGTGTGTAGTCCTGCTCGTCTCCATCCCAGAAGCCGAAGTAGTTCCAGCACGAGTCGACCTCGGTACCTTCCGGATCGGTCAGCACCCAACCGAAGGTGTCTCCCGCCGCCCACGCCTGCCACTCCCGCAGGCAGCCACGGACGTACTCGTCCACCATGTCTTCCGGCAAATCGGCAGGAGCGATAGCGATCCCGAAGTAGGAGTTGTCGAACCTGTCAGCCGAAGGCTCCACAGGCGCGTAGTGCTGATCCAGCAGCGTGACGCCTTTGTGCCCCTTGAGCGTCAGCCAGCGGACCACAGCAGCGCCACTACGACGCTCGTAGTCGTACTGATCAGAGCTCTTGGACCACCGAAGCTGATGGTAGGCGTCGACAGGCACCGGCCCGTCCGCGATCCGATCGTTGCCGCGCTCGTCCACCATGAAGACTGCGAATCCGTAGTTGAACGGACGGTCAGCGAAGTCATCGGCGTACCACGTCATCGTGTAGTCACCGGCTGGGGTCGGGATGATCTTGATGTCGAGGATCTGCGTCATGCCTTCTCCTTGGTCTTGTGTCCTGTTGTGTCGCTGTGGAATCGGGCCGCTACTTCAAGCGACCAACGGTGAGTGGACTTGTGCTGCCATGTGCAGTCGAGGCACTTTGCGCGAAACCTCACGAACGCTTGTAGTGCTTGCTGATCGTGGCGCTGGGACGCACAGTCCAGCCGGTCGGGTGCATCAGGTACTCGACCGTCCCCGGTCCCTGGAAGTCCCACTTGCTGGACAGAGCCGAGTGTGCCGTATCTCCCGGACCGAGCTCGATCACTGCCTTGCTCCAGCGGTCACCCAAGTCTTCTGCTGCCGCCATGATGTCGGCGTGCGAGTAGTGCATCAGGCCTCCTCAACCCACACGTTGCCGCTGACGGCGATGGCACGGACGCTGTCCGCGATCTGCTCAGCCCTGTCGCGGTACAGACCTCCCACCACGAAGATCGGAAGTCCGTTCACGTCTTCTGCCCACACCTCGAACATGTCACTCCTCCGTCAAGTCGTTGCTCAGTTCCCATGTGCTGAAGTCAGAGTTGTCCCACAGGACAAGTACGACCCCGGGTGAGGGAGCCCTGATGATGACTCCCCTGTACCCGTACTCGTCGCGAACTCTCGTGCCTACCAAGATGGTTCACCAGGAACGGAACACGTAGTACTCGCCGTCGTACCAGGCCTCGGACACGTCACCTGATGCCTCCAGATCACGGGCGAACTTCTCCGTGTCGAAGTACTCCAGCGCGGTACCTCTGAGTCCGAGCTCCAGGACTTCAGTCCCACGTGTCCCCGACGTTGATCGTCCGACCAACTTCAGCGATCACTTCCAACTCACCCGAGCAGACGAGCTCGCCGTTGATAGTGAGAAACCTGACACCTTGGCTGTTGGCGAAGTCGTGCTTGAGCAGATGCCTTGCCATGCCTAGATCAACTCCTCGATCCACTGGGCTGCCAGCGAGAACGCGGCCTCCTTGCCTTGGAAGTAGCCCTCACCCCACAGGCTTTCCTTGTCGTGCTCCCGTTTCGCCACGCCTTTGGCCTTCCCGGCAAGCTTGCGTAGTTGGTCCACCAACTTCTGAAACTCAGGGTGTGTTGCGCTTCCACACCCGCCCACCTGTGCGATCACGACGGTCGCTACATCCCAGTTGCGAAGGATCACGTCGAACCGGAGGTCCATCCCTCCGAACGTGGTGGACACAACCCTCAGCAACAGAGACTTGTCTCCCCGGTCCTCGATCCCTTCGATGGTGCAGACGTACTGGTCCCGGTAGAGGAACGAGTCACCCACCTCCAGATCGTTGGCGTAGATCTCCTGCGTGCGGAACTGAATAGCCATGTCTTGTGTCTCCTTGTCCGTTGTCAAGTCTCAGCGAATACGAACGATGTTGTTGCCACGGCAGACGTACACCTTGCCGTCGATGTAGACGCGCTGCTGCTTGTTCATGCCTGGAGTCCTTCCGCCCAATCCTGTCCGCAGCACTGGCAGTCGGGAGTGATGGAGCCTGGAGTCCACCACACAGTCGAGTCGTAGTCGCTGAAGTCGATGCACTCGTTGCACCGGAACACGACACCCCGGTACACACCAACCAATTTCGCCATGTCTACTTCACCGGCCCGCAAATCTTGTTGCCCATCGTGCGGCAGTCCCAACGAGGGTCGTCTTCGGTGATCACGATGCCGTCGCCCGTGTCGTCGCCTTTGATGCGCGAAGACTCGGTACCCACCACACCTGGATCAGCAAGAGCCATCGCTCCGATGGCAGCGGCTGCCACGATGATGCGCCCGAAGGCGAGCTTGAGTCGGTTGTCCATAGACCTCTCCTCTTGTCCGTTGTCAAGTCTGATGGCAAATGGTGGGCAGCCGTCATGTGCAGACGGACCCTCAGTGCTGTCGAGGGTGCGGCTTGCCTGCCCTGCCTCTTTAGAGCGAACGCTCAGGGTTGAGGCCCAACCCAGAAGTATGTTGCCTACTTGTGGCGTAGGTTGCCTTTAACGTGCCGTTACCCATCCTTGCACCATGTCTCGTGACTTACGTCCTGGAGCCTCCACATGCTCTCCAGACCGACTGAGCCCATAGCTCGGGGATGGCAGGGTCATCGCGATCTATACACCACGCTCGCCTGATCATCACGTTCTCTCTATTGACCGTCAGGCCCAGGAGGGCTCGATGGGTCTCCCGCCCACCGTCGGAGGCATGACGCCTCGGCACACAGTCCCGCTTGAGGGTTAGCTGTGGTCTATCTCCCGGACGTAACCTAGCTCTTCGCTAAAGCTACTACCCTGCTCGGTATCTAGTTATCAAACAACTTGGTTGCGCTGGCTTCCAGTCTAGCAGACTGTTTGTCCGTTGTCAACCGGGTGGATCAGCAATTCGGAGCACCAACCGCAAGCGGAATGTCCGCCCCGAACGCTTTCGACTCTAGCGGATGCTGTGTCCGTTGTCAACCGGAGTGATCGGGACCAGCTATGCGCGATACCGCTGGTAGGTCAGGCGTGAGCCCGATCTGGGGTCGACCTGGACATAATGCGCCCATGAATCGAAGATCCACCACTATTGAGTTCGTCAAACAACATCTGCCGCTGTCACCGGCGCTACAACGATCAAACCACACGGTCTGTACGTTGTCAAGTGCCCGGGGGAGGAATCGAACCTCCCCGTTCACCATACGGGCGGATTAGACCATCCATTCCGACATACGTGCCCAATCGCACGTGTTCGTCTCACGCGGACTGGTCTGGAGCGTGACGTAGTGCGTGCCCGTGCCGTACACGCGAACCACGGTGCCTGTGACTTCCGCATCCGCGCGTCCGAATCGCCGGTAGGTGATCGTCTCGCCTACGCGGGGGAGGCGGGGGAGCTTTCGCGCCCGGGGAGCGGGGGCGGGGGTCGGAGCTGCTGTCGTTGTCATGCCACGAATCTAGCACGCCGCCCGAGTCCGATGTCAAGAGCTCGACAAATCCGCAGGTCGGAGCGGGTTTCGGACATCTGTCCAGGTTCGTTTCCGCAGGTCACGGCGGTCCGGTCGGACCACGCCAGAATTGTGGGCGTGATCACACGTGTTGGGTCTTGCGGTAGCAGTGCTAGGTGAGTAGGATCGCGCGTCCGTCGCGGTGAGGGTATAGAGGTATCCCCTGTTGGCAGAGCCAGGGTGAGGGAGGCGGCATCTTAGTGCAGGGCAGGCAGGCGTGGCAAGGGGTATGTGATGTGGCATATCCCACAGACAGACAGGGCACTGGGTGACCTGGGCTTTCGCGTCGTGGGGAGTTGCTGCGCGGGCAGGCCGGCCTCTCAGTCTGCGCAGGTCGCACCGGGTGCTTAGCCTAGGCACACACTTCGCTCGCACACGGGTTGACACAGGCACCCCAGGGGGTGTACCCTGCCCCCGCCTCTTTCCCGACCGGGAGGTAA